CCCTCCCCGGCCCCTACTACCAGCCGAGCTTCATCGTAGCTAGTAGTGCTAGCCCTGCCATGAGCATCGTCAGCCCAATCACCAGTCCGATGTTATCCCACTTCCACTTCAACCGAATACCCCGACCTATCTCCTGCCTGACCATTGCCAGCTCCCCTCCTTCGCCCTCGACTACTCCGACTCGCCAGATTCGGCCTGCTTTACCCCTGAACTCGCACTCATAGTGCTCGAGCTCTTCGTCACTCAGACCTGTCGGCATGAAAATCATCCCACACCCGAGGCAGCGTGCCTCATAGCCCCAGGTCCTCTCCTTAGCCATGCCATCAGCCCCTTTCCGAGCCCCCTCTTTACTCGCCATATTGGTACCTGCCAGCTGCACTGGGCATCCTTGGGATACTAACCGAGATTGCCGCGAGCAACGCATCCCCGAATGCCGCAGCCTCGTGTATGTCAAGCTCTATCTCGAGCTGATCAAACTGGGTTCCTGTCTCAGGGTCTCTGCCATGGTCGACTGTGAATGTCAACAGTATTGTTGGAAACGCCTTAGGCCCTTGGTACATAGCCCGTGCTGCTGTTGCCGTATCTCCCTGGAAACGCATCTCAGTGACTTCGACATTGTCTTTCTTTCGCTTTACTCGACGGAAGAGCTTCATTTATACCCCCCTCAGCCTCTCATCCAGGTCATGCCAGCATCGTCCCGAAGTGTCTGATACATTATTTCGTGCGTCTGTTCGTCAATCCAATCGGACCACTCTTCTTCAGTCATGCCCACCATGTCCGTTGGCTGTGGTATTGACGACCTGACCTGGTCAAGCACCTTTTCCCTGAACTCATCCCAGGCATTCATGAAGCTCCGGGTATTGATCTGATCCTCGATCAGCTCACAGTACTTTTCTTTGATCCAGTCGGCGATGACCTTGTCATCCTGGCTTCGTCCTGCTTCGTACATTGTATTTACCTCAACCTTTCCCATTGTGCTGTTCCATGTGGCCCGATAACCATCTGGTATTCAGGTCTCAACCACTTCGTACTCAATGATACCATCGTAGTTCCTAGCGTACCATTCTTCGATAACTGATGCAATGTCTCTAAGCACCAGCTCCTCAGTCGTCTCATTCTCTTCACCTCCTCGCTTCGGCAGGTCACTCTCATCAACCCAAATCCGGAGTTCCATATCTAACCTCGTACCTTCTTCGTTCCTTGCATTTCATTTATCGCATCGCGCGATATACCCATTATATTGCCCCCGTCATGCCATATCAACACCTGGGAGCTCGGAGTCTGGGACGGAGCATCCCCAAGTCCGTCAAACATTTATCTTCCGTGCCGTTGACGAGGGTTACTGGGTATTATATGATAGACATATCACCCCAACCGAGGGGCGATCGCCACAAAGGCGGAGTTAGGTACCATACGGTACAAAGATCACAAGGAGTTGGTTAGAATGGCACAGATCAAGGTTACGGAGCTGGCTCAGGAGCTTGAGGCAAACCCCCGCATCGTGCGGAAGTTCCTGCGTAGCATCACGCCCAAGGACGAGCAGCCCGGTAAGGGCGGCCGCTGGCAGATCGAGAAGCGCGACGTGCGCAGCCTGAAGAAGAAGTTCTCGGACTTCCAGGCAGAGCACATGCGCAGTGCTTCGGACGACGCCGATGGGGAGGTTGAGTCCGACGACTAGGCCTGGGGACTTAGTCGCCAGGGGCCCTCACAACCAGTGAGGGTCTTCTGGTGTGTGGCCTCCCCCTCTCGTCCGTTCCCGTCCAGCCCTTCTCTAGCAAGGGTTCTCGTCCCTCTACTCTGCAGGCTCCGTTCCGTCCACGTAAATAAATAGGCAAAACAAACTGACACTTGTTTTATGGGGTACTTTCCGGCTCTCTCCGAGCTTGATACTCTGCGTCCAGTCCGCTAGTCTGTCGGCTACACCGCATTCTCTCGACCTAATCTCCCATTTACCCTGGCTCGCGAACACAGGCCTCTCCTCAACTCCCGCTAGAAACCACTCAGTAGCCCCAACAACTTAATACCCTCTCTTCTCAACCCAAAATAAATACCCCACCAACAAACCAACCTGTTTTCTTCCCCCTTCACCCCTTACCCCTTACCCATCAACGAATTTAGTTGCGTTGCACACTAAGGACCGGCGCCCCCGAAGGGAGGCAGCCGGACCAATTTATAAAGTGTGCGGTTGAGCGTCAAAACTAAAGATCGAAGGTAACCCTTTCCCTCTCCGCTACCGGTACCCCAGCAGCCTTGGCAGCTTTGTATTTCTCCACACCAGCCTCAGTGATTTGGTAGCTAGTCCCCTCGACCTTCTCAACAAACCCTTTAGAGACAAGCACCTCAATATTCTGCTTCGCGTACCCTCCCTGGGAATACCCTTGTGCTCTAGCCAGCTCGAGTGGTCTAAAGGTCTTCCCATTGGCCCAGGTCCTACCTATGGCCATGAGTACACCCGCCTGCTTCATTGTGAGCGTATCATCGAAGCGCTCCGTCTGAGACCTTCTCACAGCCTTCTCCGGATTAGCCTCCTTCCACTTATTCATCGTGGAAGAAGACACCAACCCCTTTTCCTGAGTGGGATTGAGGTCTCCAACCTCTAAGCCCTTGAGCTCGATAGCCTCATATAGTGCTCTGTACTGCTTGAACTCGCTATACCGGCTGTACCTTTGGTTGAGGTAGTAAGCGGGGGTCTCTATCTTACTGTTCTGGTAGATTACTCCCATTGAGATCAGTACTTCTGCTCGTTCTACAACCTGCCTGGGTGACTGTCCCGAGAGGGTAACTACCTTGCCTATGTTACTCCTGCCCCTAATAATTGCCCAGAGGACTGGGTCATCCATTCGTATTTCATCTGCGCCCTCGAAGAGCTCCCTAGCTGATAGTGCCATATATGTATTCTTATATATGATGACTCCGGTGTCAACGGCTGGGGAGTACCTCATGCTTTTTGCTTACACAAAAAGATCGGGTTATCTTTGACGTGGAACATCAATAGAATAACCCGAAGGATGTATGGAGGTCATCACTGCTTCGCCCTTGGGGGGCTTGATGCCTTCATCCTATCGGGTAAATTGAGGTTTGTCAAGGACACGAGATGGATTTTCATTCTTCGCGCGGACGCGTGCGAGGGGGTTTGACAGCGTATACGCTGGCTATTTGGTCATTCACTCTTAGCGTTGACCCCTTAGATACCCGGTGATATGATGGGCCTATGAGCACTATTAGTGGGAGTAATACACTTACATCGTCGGGGGCTGGGCCTACGCTGGGTCAGTTATTAGACTGGTTGCTGCAGCAGATGGAGAATCCGGCGGTGAGCCGCAGTACTATTGTGAGAATTGATCGGAGTCCGTATATTAACCAGTTTGATACTGGCGCTTGGAGCGTGGGGGTGTCATATGGCCAAGCCGAGGGGGAGTAAGCATAAATTCCAGTGGGAGCCGGAGGAGGCTGCATTTCTTGCTGGGGTGATGTCTCTTCAGGGGGCATTTGTGATGGGCAGTAAGGACACGGTGGCGAAGTGGCAGATGGGCACTCGTAGGGAGCCTTTGACTGTAGGGGCCGTGGCTGAGATGGTCGGGGAGGAGCTTCGCGTCGGGAAGCGGGGCAACTATGTCGTGGTGAGGCAGCCTAAGCTTGACCGGCTGATGGAGCATGTCCAAGACTGGCTTGACCCGGATCGATACGCTCAATACTTGGCGGTCTGTGATTTGGTCGCGGAGGAGAAACAGCGTAGGGCGGATGCTCAGGCTGAGAAGGCTGCTCTGCGTAAGTCTCGCATCCGTGAGATGGCGCTGATGACCCGGCAGAAGAGCCGTGAGCTGGCTGAGGAGACTTATTATAACCAGGACCCGGCGGTTCAGGTCATTGAAGATAATGATGTGGTGGAGGCGGAGATAAACCGGGCACTAGCAAAGCGAGCAGCTGAGAAGCTACGCGCCAAACGAATGATGAGGAGCATTTAATGGAACACACGACACGGGACCATAGCAAACCTAACCGGTCATATGTACTGGTGTGGGAGGGAAACAACCCCACTGTTAAGGAGACTCACTGGCAGCCGGGTTACACTAACGCACACCAGCCCACGGTCGATGATGCAGTGAAGTACGGTATGCAGAAGCTCACACATGACCTCGCGGACATGCGAGAGAAGTGGCTGAAGATCAACACGCTACTGGCTGAGATGGTAGTGCAGGATATGGAGGAAGCTGATGGTAGCACTCACTCAGTGTAACATTAAGGCACCACACGAGGCTCATGACTGGTATGGGGTAGTCAGCAGTACGGGTATCACCCGGGGACTGGCAACGTATCACCGATGCCGGGGTATCGAGGGACCTATTCCCGAGCTTATCCAGCATCTATGGAAACCGGGCAAGCTGAACCTTGAGTCTTTCTGCGAGAACCCTGAAGCCAAGCCTCTGAGGATCTTCACTGAAGACAGTACCAACGATGATTACAATGCTATCCCCGTCTGCACGCTGTGTCACAAGAAGGCTATGAAGTACGCTCGGCAGGAGGCTATGCTCAAGGTAACTAACAAGGTGATGACATCATCACCCCCGAGCCTGGATCAGCAGATCCTCGATGAGCTTAGGGGCATTAGGGGCTTGCTTCAGAACAGCCTCGATAGAGGTCGGTAGGTTACGCCATAATCGCCCCGATTTAGCAAGTCGAGTCATTTATCAGCTTGCTTCGTCGGGGCGATTAGGTGTGTATCCCAGGGCCTACTGGCAGAACTTATCAGTCGATATTCAGCTCATCGTCAGGCAAGGAGTTGAAGTCGATCACTCGGGGTTCTGCTCGCTTAATGCGCTGGCGAGGGGCATCCATGATGTCATCGACCTCGTCATCATCGACCTCGCGACCTCGTACACCCACCTGGCCATCTTCCTCGAGCGGGCGAATGAGCTCGTAGAACGGTGAGCCTGCAGCGAAGCCCCGTTCGACATAGCCCTCGACCTCGAGCTCACCCATGACCTTCACGATGGCGGGCATGCTGAGTCCCACACCATCAGGCTCGGGCTGCAGCAAGAGGTGGGGATAAATGCGGTTCTTCGACTCGATCAGAGGACGACCCTCACGATCAACGCCGTTGAGTCCTGTGGTACCCTGAGTCGAGGGACCGGCTTCGACATTGCGTCGGATCCAGGCTTCGATCTTCGGTCGATTGATCGGCTTACGGCCTGCCGTACCTTTACCACGGGGAGCACCCGCGACTCGAGCTGCAGACTTCTTCACCTTAACCGAGTTGATCAGGCAGTTGGCCTTAACCAGGGCCTGCTGAGTTGAGAGACGGATGTAATTTTCCACCTTCTCCTCAGATCGAGGGTTACCCTCTCGGTCAACACCCTCTTCTATGTCGACCTCTATTATGTACTTTGCCATTCTATTCACTCCCATGTATCGAATTGATTAGGATGATTTCAATTTTAGCCTAATCCTAATCAATAATCAATTAGGAGTAATTATTATTTCGACAATGCTACGAGGAACCACCTATTCGACCCGTCAGATAGCTGCTCTCGTTCCACAACCCCTCGTTCAAGATGCCTTGTCATCTGCCTGTGTACCGCTGACCTCGAGATCTTCCTAGCCTCAGCGATAGCCTGAGTGGTCATCGGCCCATGCTGCAGTAGCTCGATTGTCTCATCCCTGGCTCGCTTGGCCTGAGGTGAAGTTTTCCGCTCGCCTGGTGTGGAAGACTGCTCAGGTTTGTCATCCCCACTCCATGGTGATACGTTGGGGTTCCACTCCATGTTCTGGAGGTTGTCCATCCGATATGCACTACCTGGGATAGTCTTGGATTCGGTATCGATCCGAACGTGTGAGCCACCCGTATGTGAGATGTAGATGCTATCTTCAGCCCATGCATGGTTAGCAACTGCACCGAGCATGCGTTGACCCGGTCTAGATTTCTCCGACTTAGCCATGTGGTGGATGACTATGACCGCTACGTTATACTTGCGTGACAGTACCTTGAGTGGTCTGAAGATGCGGTTGGTCATCTCCTGAGACTTATTCTCCTCAACCTCACCAGCGGTCATCATCAGAGTATCGATAAGGATGAGCTTGTAGGGTTCCCCGTTCATGCCCTTGGATAGCGTTTCATCGAGCCAGAGTTGCCATGCATCGTTCGAGATAGTGAATCCCCGTTGGATGTATGCCATAACATCTGGGTCGAATGACTCTTCCTGCTCCTTGGGCAACCACCAAATACCTGCGCCATCGTCATCCTGGACCAGCTTGAATTTGTCCATGGCCTTGTTGACCCAGATCTTAGCTGATCGGTTCTTCAGCGTGGCGGGCGGGTCTTCTTCTTGGATGTACAGCACTGGCCCGGGATTAACCACGCGGAAATGACCAAGAAAGTCAGCACCAGTAGCAAGAGAGAATGCCATATCCAATCCCACCCAAGACTTGTAAGACTTGGGTTCACCTGCAATAAAACCACAAGCACCCTCCGTAAGTATGTCCTTAATCAAATACTTAGGCTTCTTGATGTTCTTGAGCAGGAAGCCAAGCCGGTCGGGTTCTGGCCGTTCGATGCCATCATCCTCTTCCTCCTCCTTCTCAAGCTTCTCTACTGTCTCATCTGACCGCTTCGCGATGGCCTTGGATGACTCAGCGATCAGTCGTCGTAGTTCATCATGTCGACCCGAGAACTTATTCCACACCGATGGGCGGACCACTGCCACAATCTCGGCAACCGAGCAGCCTACATCGGCGAGGCATCGGATGAGGTACCATAGCTTCTCCGATTTGTCACCAGCAGCAGCTCGTGCACCTAACAACTCTCGGGCTGTATGATTCAACTTTAAACGTACACGGGCAATAACCTCGAGTCTATCAACCGCGTCGATGTCAGCAGCCAGTGCATCAGTTAGCTGGGTGTCCCCGATGACTACATCTGGTAGGTCACTGAAGTCGTCCAGCTGATACTCGGGTCCGTTCGACCAGAGGATCTTACCTTTAGGGAACGTCCCGTCCTTACGCCTGTACTCAGGTTTATGGTTCTGCCAGCCTGGTATGCGCAGCAGCTGAACTGTATCCCACCCGCTGGGGTCAGCCCCTACTGCATACGTCAGCTTCTGGTTCTCATTGCCCGGCCAAGATGCCCCAGCAAAATCACCCGTACCTCGTTGAGCCACCCAGAGTGCCTGATACCGGCCAGGACTTGACTCCCATGCAATGGTGGGCGGGTAATCATCGATCGTACGAGGATCCGCTTCATCGAGATCAGCCCAGAGAGCATGCTCATCCATAGCATACCCCTCTTGACGGATGGGGTACTCAAAGAGTGACGTCGACCAGTATACATCATGCTTGGTGTGGGCTAACAGGTAGCTAATGATCTGCTCGCGCTCGCGGGGCCACTCGAACGCAGGTCCTTCATGGAAGCCTGCTCGTCGTTGACCCGTCCTGACCTGAGCTTCTCGATCGATGTAAGGGAAGAAAGCGAAACCCTCTTGCCTACCCCAAGCCCTCGAGATGAGTCTCAGTGACTTCTCTACATCGGACTTAGTTGTCATTCGAGACCTTTCAGCAGCGAGGATAGCTCAGTGGCAAGCCCTAATAAATAGTTAGCTTCAGCACTACCTCGTGCTGGCCGGTCGATGTCGTGGATGTACTTGTACTGGAGATGGGTCAATACAGCATGTCTCACCTGGTTAAGGCCATCCTGGTACCCCATCTTATACAACGGACTATTCTTGCCCTGATTTCCCGAGGGGGCTTTCTGCTTTGTCATGTGGGTCCCTTACCTGTGAGTACGTTGTAACGATGAGCCACCGCCTATAGTGGGCAGTGAGTCTATGTCAATATTATATGCCGGGAAACCTAGTCGCAACTCAACATTCCGGGGATCGTAGTTGACGGGGGAATGGGGGTTTTATATAATCAAATCATGCCCCGCATATGCGCGCATAATGATAATGAGAGGAGGCAGGGATGACAGAGTTAGGTATGATCACCATACATGAGCTGCGTGAAGATGATCGCTTCGAGAAGTACTTCACGACAGTACCCGAGATACCTGAGCATTACTATGCAGAAGGTCATAGACCCTGGCGATTGCTTGTCCTAGTTAAAGGGGAGCAGAAGTGGCGATCACAACGGGTTGAGTACTACGACGAAGCCCTCGAGCGCCTTGATAAGATCATGCCTAAGATCGCCAATGCTGCGATCAACAACCCCGGGCTCAACTTCATGCCCCCTATCCGACATTTCAAGGTCAAGAACAGCCTGGACAAAAGGGGCAAGCCTGTCATCGCCTCTCGAGTATGGACACCCAACTTGACTGCTGACATGGATCAGCACCATTGGTGCGGGTATTGCCGCAGGCCGACTGTATTTGGTTATAAGGCCCTACGCCCGCGCATGCTAAATGGGTATCGCCTAGGAGCCTCAGAGATCGCTCATCGCTGCCTCTTATGTGGGTCGAGTGCTGATCTTATGGATATCCGTAAACCTCAGATGAACCAAAGATGGGATGTCAATCGTCCGAGGTTCTTCGGTGGCTGAGGCACTCCCACACCTGAGGGTCGAGGAGCTAGAGGCCGCCCTTAAGGTGCTTGAGGTACTGAGACCGACAATGGTTGAGCCGTTAGATGGGGCCCAGCTCAGACGATTTAACTGGTACACTGCTGTAATGACCGAAGTTAACCAAGTAATAAGAAATGCGAGAGACCTACATGATGGAAGCCGCTGACACTAAGCAGCACTCTTGGGTAGAGATTAGTTACATGCCTGTGAGTGTTGAAGTCAAAGAGGATGGCTCGTTGGATATCCTATCGAGTGATGAGGGTGCAGAAGCTGCCAAAGATGAGGCAGTATATGGGTGTTGGTTCTGCAATAGCCCCCTTAACCACGAGACCTTTCTTACTGAGTGTCGACCAGGTGAAATGGGTCACGATCAAAAAGAAGTTTAACTTTGTTTTCGGGGTGCCTTGACTCGTCAATTTGCCTCGTATATATTGCTTATATCGCCACCTCAAGGCGATGCCATCAAATACACAAAGGATATAAATCATGGGACTGAAGTACACTGCCACTGAACTGCGTAAGAAGGTCAAGGCAGAACTTGAAGAACTTGCCGAGGCTGAGGGCCTTGAGCTCGATGAAGATGCCACGGTGGGCGACTACCGCGCTGCCTTGCTCGAGGTCGAAGACAATGATGACGACGAGGTCGATGACGAAGTCGACGACGAGGCTGATGACGAAGAGGACGATGAGCCCGCTCGTGACTCGGATGACGAAGAAGACGATGACGAGCTGCCTGAGGTAGACGACATCGACGAGGCCCCAGTCAAGAAGAAGACGCCCGCCAAGAAGACTAAGTACACGGATGGGGGCAAGGATGGCGAGGGCAATAAGCTGCTCGGCGCCAAGGAGGTTGCCACCCAGATCGGCACCGATGCGAAGACGCTGCGTCAGTTCTTCCGCTCGGGCAAGTCGAGCTTCGAAGCGGTTGGCGCCGGCGGTCGGTATGAGTTCAGCGAGGCTGATCTGCCCAAGATCAAGTCGGAGTTCGAAACCTGGAAGCTCAACAAGCCGGGTCGAGGTCGGGCAACGGGCTCGGGTTCATCCACCCCCCGCAAGCGAGGCAAGGCCGAGCCTAAGCCCGAAGACACCATCGAAGAGGTCGAAGAGGTCGATGACCTGGATGACCTGGACGACATCGAGATCGACTAACAAGCCAGGGGGCTGGCGCGGCAACCCGAAGGTCACACACCGTCAGCCCCCTACCCCATAACTACATATGGAAAACAGCTCGAGCTTTAAGTGGGACCCGCTCGAGAGGCCATGAGGCAAAGGGTTCGGATCGGTTAGGCGCCACCTGACTCCATTGACAACCTGCGATGGCCACCCGGGACGGTAGCTCAATAGGCAGAGCAGGGAGTTCAGGGGCATTTGCCCCGTCGCCCGAGTGGAGGTTCGATCCCTCCCCGTTCCACATGAAGATCATCATACACTGCGGCAACTGCCAAGGCACGTTCGACTTCGAACATCCCTCAGTCCGATCCGCTGCCGACCTCCACACCATGACGACTATCTGCTCCTGGTGTGGAGTCTCACTTCGGGCTCCAGCCAACGAGATACATATGGACCCCGTTACCGAGAGATCATCGAGACACCTGAGACGGGTACCAAATAAATAAAACAAACTGACCCTGACTTGTTCTTTGAGTCAGGGTATCTTTGTGTGTGTTCGCCTAGCCTATACAGCTCTTGGCGTTTGCTTTCGATCATTGATCGATCGATCATAAATCAAGGCATTCCCTAAGGGCATTGGGTTGCTCCCTAATCGCCCCATATCATTGACCTGATAAATTACCCGATCGCATTTTACGAGATCGCTGGGATGAACCTATCGACTTCTGCTCGCGCAACAAGCCGGCCCGCTCGCGACGATGGTATTCCTCATACGCGTCGGTTGTAGTTTCATCAATCATGCCCCTCATATAATCTGAGGTCAATTCCCTAAGAGTATGCTCGGGCAACCGTCGCGCCCATAAATCGCATAGGGCATCATAATCAATCGATTGATCCTCGGCATTCCTGGGAGCCGGGTAATGCGGGGTGCTCAGAGGACGCCTCACTTCTTACCCCACTTACTAAGAGTTGAGTCGATCACGTCGATAGCTTCTTCTGGGGAGCATACCACAGCGGCTGCCCCACCTGCTTCGTTGATCAGACCCATGACATAATCTTGGCGAGCTGAGGTATTGCTCCGAGTAGCCGGTAGTTTGACCTCCAGCCCGATGAATAGCCCCCCAGCACATACGATCAAATCACATAGTCCGGCCATCATAAACTCGGATCCGTGAACCTTAAAGACAAAGTGACCCTCGGCTCGGATGGCATTCTGTATCTTTCGCTGAAGGCGAGACTCTGGCTGGGACATACCTGTATCCTATCAATGCTAAGTTCAACGAGTCAAGGTGGTGAAACACCAAGGACCCCTACTCAGCTGTGGCTGCCATCCTGCGGCTGAATAGGGGTCTTGGGGTTCTCGATGGTGGGACTAGACCATCAAGTTGTCACCGAGCGGGTGTCGAATCCCGCTTCAGAGGTCGTCAATGTCGAGCTCGTCGAGGTCCTCATCCTCAGTCGGCTCGGGCGCCTTGGTCTTCTTCTTGGCTGCCTGCTTCGGCTGGGTCTCTTCCTCTTCTTCATCATCGCTATCTGCTGCGATCATCTTGGAGAGGATGTCTCGGAGGTCATCATCAGTCATGGACTTCTTCACAACGAAATCATCCTGAAGTGCCCGGATGCGCTCCTTCAGTTCGTTGCGCGAGAGGCCAGCGAGTTCGTCAGCTTCAGGCTCTTCGTCCTCAGCTTCGTCCTCATCTTCGTCAACCGAGACGGGGGCTGCGATGTCCGAGTCATCCTCGTCCTCGTCTCCGCCGTCCGGGTCGACCGAAGCGTCGTCGTCAGTCAGGTTCTCATCGTCACCCAGCTCTGCAGCGGGGAAGACACCCGAGATCTGCGACTGCTCCTTGTCCTGGTACTCGTCGTCCTCGATCGTAACACCGATCAGCTTACCGACGATCTGGTTCGGGTCGACCTTGAGTCGCTTCTTCGGCACTGTCTTGCCCGCAGCGATGAATAGGTTACGCAGCTTCCAGAGCTGGTTCTCCTGCAGCTTGCAGTAGTGGGGGAAAACCGAAGAGGGACGGTTCTTAATCTTGATGCTGAAGAGGTACTGGTCGATACCATCCTTCGCCTTCGCATCTTCGACCTTGGTGATGATTGCGAGGTAGTCTCCAGCAGGGATTCGGTTGCGGTTAAAGTTTCCGCCATCCTTGACTCCTGAGAAGTCTACTTGACGTGCTGTTGCTCCCATTTTTATTCTCCTTGGTTGGGTTAGCTAATATTAGTTTACCATACTGGGTGTGAGGCTCAAAGGTCCTTATACCCTACTACTTCGTTGCAGCCTTTGGCGCAGTCGGCTTACCTGTTCGGATAAGACGCGTCAGTCGAATAGCCGTAGGAGAGGCAAGGTAAGATGGCAGTTCAAAATCTGACCGGTAGCCCGTATCATACTTCAGTGACTCACCGATCCAAAGTCGACGCTCGTACTTGTCTTCATCATTCTTAACCACATAGATACGACCAATGACATCGACGATAGAGTTAACGTAACCCCTCACGCCCTTGGGCAGATCAGGGATAAAGATAGCATCTGACGATTCTGAGTCCTCATCCTCTTCCGAATCAAACGATTCCGACATCCGTTCCTGCGCTGTAAATATCACCCCCATAGGCAGGTTATGGAACCGAGTCAGTAGATCCTTCATCAGTTCGCCAGCTTTACCATAGTCCTTGAGTTGAACCATGCCGGGGATTCTATCAAGTGACTTCTCCTCCTGAAGTCTCATGACATACTTCAGTGCCATGTTGGCATATCGAGTAAGCCCGTCTACTGCAACCCATTGGTAGGGGTGGTCTGCATACTTCAGGTAGTTGAAAGCATCATCAATGTCTTCCCACCTGTTAATCTTCCACACATGAGGGTTCTTTGACTTCATCTCATCAGTGCCATCCTCGGGATCCAAGATGAGTGTTTTGTCGATGCCTCCTGAGAGGGCGAAGGTAGACTTTCCCTTTTTGTTTCGACCATAGACTAGAAACTTGGGGTACCTAGTGGTGGTTGCTGGTCGGGAGATATGCTTCTTAGCCAGTGCCTCGTAATCAATCTTAGCCATTAGATTGTGCCTCCTCAGGCTGGGTCTCAACGTGAGATTTGGAATGGGTGTGCTCAGTCTGGTATAAGGTCAGCTTGCGAACTCGACGATCATACTCATCAGTCTCCCAACGTGTCTCACTAGTAAGAGAGTAGGAGAAGCCCTGGTCATGGGAAAAAGCTTCGCTGTTACGCTTGTTCTGCCACATGCTTTCGCTGTGCTGCTGCCACTCACTGGGGTCATTGGTGAGGGGTGATAGGTTCTTGAAGTCCACTACCCTATTAAAGATGCTAAGAACAAGAGATGCACTCATACCCGAGTGCCCCTGCTTCTCGAACACTTCGATCAACTCAAGTACTGCTTTAGATGTCATATCACCATAGATATCTTCATCTACTCCTGCTATTGCCATCTCCCTAACGGCATGTTCTCTTATATTACCCATGTTTACTTGCCTTTCTCAAAGTCGCCAGCGCGGTCCTGGTAATAGTCGTTCGGGTCACCAATGGTGTAGTTCTGTTTGATCAGTGGCTTGAGGTTTACGCCCATGATATGTGCGGTGTGGAGATCCTCATAACTCTCGAAGAAGCCCTGGTATCGGGGGTCTGCTACCTCGATGTAATCAATGTGACTGAAGTCATAGTTCTGCATACGAAGGCTTGTGATGTAGTTCATGTGCATGACTCGGTCGAGCATCTCATCGGATTTCTCTAGGATGTCCCGTCGGAAGAACTCTGAGACCTGAGGCGCGCCATGAACGTACTGCTGACCCTTTAGGTATAGTGCACGATCGCGGTCTTTAGGGCGTACCTTAAAGGTCTCTGGGTAGTCTCTCTTGTACTCCTTCAGTGCACGCACGAAGGTTGGATAATCAGTATCGCAGGCAGCGTCAGAGATGCGATCATTCTTGGTCAGGAGCTTGGGCACCGATGGGGCTTTCCATCGAATGTAGTTCCAGATAAAGCCCCGTACGGGCAAGCCATTCTCTCGAGCAGCCCAGAGGTACAATGCCGACTGACTGTCACGCATTCGGAAGCTGAGGTCCGGTAGGGTGCGGTGGGTTTTGTTATCAACCAGCCAGAGCCCATGCTCGTTTTCAATCAGTGAGTCGACCTTACCCCGGTACAGAGTGCCATCGGGGAACTCAGCTTCAAGCGTGAACTCATTGGCGACGTATTCCCAGGGGTCGTTCTTGTAATGCCACATGTAAGAACGCATGATAGCTTCGATCTCACTAGGCATGTCGCCGTAGTAATCTTTTTCCTCATCGAAAAGCTCGTTGAACTTAGCACTGTGGCGAGCATGGATGGGCTTCCAATCTTCGCCATTGCCATGAGCCTCGAGCAGCTCGTGAACCCAGGTGCCTCGCTTGAGTGGCTTGGCAAGCATCTTAGGCTTGAGCCGTAGTACATACTTGAAGTATGAACAGAGCGGGCATGATCGAAACGTCTTCAGCATGGAGTGCGTACTGATGCGTTTCTCCACTGAGGGGTCCCAGTACAACCCCTTATTGTCGGGTGTCATCAGAGCTTCTAGCCGCTGAATCTCGCCATTACTCACTAATGCTCTCCCAGATCTCTTTACAGGCTGGGCAGACTGGGTACTTGTTTGGGTCCTTGTTAGGCACCCAGAGCTTTCCACACAATGCTCGAATGGGCAAACCTTCTACGAGTGCCCACCCAATGTCATCCTTCTTCGCATAGTGAGAGAAGGTATCGTGGTCGCCATCCTCAGTTACTTTGAGGACAACTCTCTCTTCTTCAAGTACAGAGTCAGCCACTGCTTCATCCTTTGTATCAGTTTAGTTGGGTCAATCATACCATCTCAGGTACGAGCAGTCAACAAGGGGGCAACCTTCTCATTCTGCCTCTCCTGGTACTCCTCATCATCGACCATCAGCAGGAAGAGGGTATTCAATGCCTTGAGTACTTCCTTCTGAGCCTTAGGGTAGGACTTGAGTACATGGTCCTCTTTGGCCATCATGGTGAGTTTGTCGATGTGGTCCAGGGCAGTAGGTGCGGGCACCAGTTGAATCGACGGCATCTCAGTTCTCTTGCTCATTTACTTCATCTCCTCGGTACATCAGTGTACATCTTTGGTCGTGGTGTAGTGGGCTGTTCTTTGGGGTACCATAGTATTCATCCATGGCCTTCAGCCACTTGCACCTCTCGGCTGCAGTGTATGGCCAGGCCATTACCCCCGGGTGAACGGGCTTCTTATTTCCCATGGGTCGCCTCCGAAGTCAGGTGGTAGTGGTCACCGAAGTTGCACTTGTAGTATCGGCATTCGCCTTTCTCCTGGCGGATGCGCTGAGCCAAAGCGATCTTGGCCTCAAGCTCGTTGACAAAGGCGACCTTGCGTGCTTTCTTACAGTAGTATACTCGCTTAGCCATTAGGGTACCTCTCTCGAAGTACCTCAACAGGGATACGCAGGGTGTGGAAGTTTTGAATTCCGATAGTGTACCGGGTTGTCTGAACTTGCTTCCAGCCTCGGCGGAGGAAAGGCTCGGCACCAACCATAGGCACCTTCATGGTAACGTAAATATCACCCGGCTTGGCATCTCTGAGGTAGTTTTTCTCTACCCACTCGTATCGCTCAACTTTCTTGGCGATCTTAGCTCTTCGCTTTTCTTCAGCCTTGGCCCGGGCCAGCTCTTCTTGGAGCTCTTGCTGACGTCGAGCCCGAGCTTTCATATCTTTGACCCAACCCATTACTTCACCCGATTCAATAGGGTGGCGGCAGTCTTGAAGCCGGGGTGGGCGTCGGTGTCGTAGTGATCCTGGCATAGGTAAGCCCAGGGACCATCTAATGTCTTGGCGTCATAGACAGCCTCAGTGGTCACCCCGTTGATGTGACGGCATAGATCACAGTCGCGCTTGATCGGCATTCTCTCATCTCCTTGCGTTATATTGGGGCATCATTTATTTATGATGCATTAGCATTTTATCAAGCAAATTTTACCCCGTCAACGGGCAATCATGCTTCTCTATACTCGGGCTTATAATCGTAGACCTGCTCAGGCGTAAGTTCTACCTTGTCTCCCCAGTGCTGTCCAACTGAAACATCAGCAACAATCGGAATATCAACTACCGTACCGAAATGTCTGTAGACATAGTCCATATCTTCCATGCTGTCCTTGATCAGCGGAATCACCCTCGAGACGTAGTCATTCCTGATCTCAAAGTTGATAGCGTCATGGACTAGCCCCAGACAGTGAGCATACTTATCCCAGCCTCGCTGACGGAGCTTCTCATTGATGTGGATCATGGCAATAACTGCGAGATCACTACCAAAGCCCTGGACGGGTGAGTTGATTGCCTGACGTTCAGCTTCAGCACGCACCCCCTGGTCAGGTGAGTATATGTCAGGGAGATGCCTGACGCGTCCTAGTGGGCTTACTACTCGACCATACTGATTGACCAATCGTCGCTGCTTGGCGTGCCAGGGGAGGAGCTTGGGGTACAGGTCGAAATAAGTAATCCGAGCACCCTGTGCTTCTTGCTCGCTGAAGAGGATGCCATAGTTATTGAATGCCGTCTCGATGAACTTTCGCCAGCTCATACCGTAGAGGAACCCGAAGTTGACGGGCTTACCGCTCTTGCGTTGTTCCTTAGTTAGTTCACTAATCGGGATACCCGATACTCGAGATGCTGTAGTAGAGTGAATGTCGCCACCCGTAGCATAGATATGCTTCATGGTAGTCTCATCTGCGAGGAAGGCAGCGATCCTTAGTTCGATCTGGCTAAAGTCAGCCTCAACAAAGGTCCACCCTGGCGGAGCACCGAATAGACCCCGGATGAACGGATCACGCGGTACTTGCTGCAGATTGACACCTCGCATCTTACCCCGAGAGCCTGAAATCTTATCCGCGTCCGCTTTGCCCGAGCTAAGTCTTCCAGTAACCGTACCAGCCAACTTGAAGTTGGTGTGTATTCTATGGTCTTCATCATACAACTCCGCATAAGGGTTGAAGAAACTACTGAGATGCTTCTGTTTTGTTACTCGTGAGAGCATACCGTCGATCGCTGGGTGTGGGTAGTCCAACTGTAGGTGCTTGAGTATATCTTCAGCCATACTAGGGTCACCCGGTGATCCGTCGGGCTTGTTTTTACCCCGCTCAGTAATTGGCAGCTCAAGCCATTCGAACAACATCCATCGAGCAAACTTACTAGCGTTGAAGTTTACAGCCAGCGGCTTGCCTCTAACATCAGTGGGCCAGACATCGGTTGGCACCTCATCCAACTCAGCAGCTTCAGTGATTTGTTTCTCTACATCAGCGAGGTTCTTCTCGGCTATGGGTTTACGTTCGTTGAGCCGTTTGACATCGATCCAGATACCTCGCAGTTCGGAGTCAATAAGGTCCCGTTGAGCAGGCATGGTGATGAGGTCAAAGATTCTCTTCAGCCGGGGTTGATCTTCCAGTTCCTGCTTAAGTTGTTTCTTGATATGGTAAGTATACCAGGTATCAAGGACATTGTAGTGAAGAACATCCATGATGTCATTCTTCGTCAAGTCGCCCGTATCGATGCCCCAGGGCTCCACACCAAGGCGAGCCATTGCCTGGGGCTTGAGGCCTTTCTGCACGTTCTCATTGAGGAGAGCAATGGCGAGCATTGTATCGAACGTTGGATACAGCTTCATGCCGAACCAGATCAACCACTTACAGTCAAATGAGCTATTGTGTGCCGTGACTACCTCAATGTTCGAGATGTACTTCCCCATCAGGGCAATAACTTTTTCCCATTGGTTCCGGAATGGTGACTGAGGATGCCAGAGGGGCAGAGCCCAAACGAATATCTTACGCCTACCAAAGGTATCACGAACTATGGAAGTGGCAGCAATAGATACTACCCTACCGGTGTCCATGTAATACTCGCCGCCGGGGGCATATGTCTCGATGTCAATCGAGATCTCCTCTGTTATAGAGAGGACCTTAAAGAGTTTCTTTAGTTTTTCCTTGTTATCAACAACGAAGTAGTTTGGCTGGGGAAAGTTATCAACAAGCCCCTTTGTTCTATTAACAAAGAGGCGTAGATCGGCAAGATAACCAGGCTTCTGGCCTGGGTTCCGATTGATTGCTGAGGGAGAAAGAGTAGCCATAGCGACGGCACCGTCGAGAACATCAAATGGCTTACCCCGATACTTCGTGATGCCCGACTTCCCAGTTAGAGACTGTAGTGCCTCGTTACCAAGGCAGAGGATGAACTTTCGGGGATACTCTTGGAGTTCGGGTAGAAGGTACTCGGCAGCATGGTCCTTGAGTTGTCTTGTAGTGAGCGTGGCGTCAAAACTACGACACTTAATAACCGGGGTAAACAGTACCTTTTTAACATCCAGCCCTAGTTCCTTCAGTTCGAGATCTAAGGCCTCTTGAAATCGCCCCGATGACTTGCGGTTAGTTACTACTACTATCTCAGCATCGAGCGGACCAACCGAGTAACTCTCGACATCGTGATCGCCACAGATCAAGCATTGATCCTCGAGTAGTATTGCCAAGTCATGCTCCCTTGTAATGCTTCAGTAATCAAATCATATCATTCTTGGAACCGGGGATCAATTTGACGATACCCCTCCGGTCGAGAGAGATCCCAGATTTCCACACCAGCTTCAGCGAGTAGGATAATGCCTTCCCTCAGCCTGTAGGGGGTTTTGTATGATACCCTGCCGATGCCGGCATTGATCACTGACCTAGCACAAGCTAGGCAGGGAGCATGGGTAACGTGTAGTTCGCAGCCCTCGAGAGCCAGCCCATGGCGAGCAGCCCAAGCGATGGCATTCCGCTCAGCATGCTCAGCCTGGTCACACCCCGTATTATCATCATCGTCCCAGTGCTGACAGTGAGGCATACCAGCCGGAGTACCATTATAACCAGTCGAGACAATCCGACCGTCTCTGCTGAAGACTGCTCCAACATGAAGTCTCGAGCAGGTACCCCGCTTAGCTACGGTATGGGCAATCTCCATTAGCATCTGATCTCTTGAGATTCTCATTGAACTCTCTCTTGTGTAACAGTTACTCGGACCCGTTCTCTTGTACCATCGGGCATGACCTCATAAAAGATAAGATCTTGGGTGGTGGCCCATGACTTACCCAGTAGGGGCGGACTTACTTCCCATACTAAGTTAATTTCCCTGGTGTCCATCAGTACCAAGTCTTTCCCTGAGACTTCCAGTACTCAATCATCGCCACGTCTTGGTCGAAGATGTGCATATTAGCGGTGTGGAAGATCAGTTTGCCTACTCGGAGCGGCCGATGGGGGCTGTCTTCCCTAAGTTGTTCAACTACCCACTGTGCGAGTCGAACGGCCATATATACATCATCCTGGAAGTGTCGGATGAGGTCAGTGCTGCGCATGAAGTAGGAGATATCAAGAATACCCTCCCGTATGATGAAATGGTAGCCAAGGGTACATGGAACGCGTTTGCCATGGACTGCACCTGTGTCTTCAGGGAACCAGACGGGGAGGTAGGCCTGTCGTGTATTGGGAGACTTACTCAGCTGGTTGACCACATCGTTGAGGTCCCCATAGTCAAAGCGGATGCCTCGAATTGGGTCTGCTTTAAGCCTAGCAATTTCCCAGTGATACCGAGACCCTGCCCATTTCGGCCAGTATCGCTCGGGGTATGTATGACTAAAAGCCTCCCCCTCACTCTTATGGTCAGGGTTGGTATCGCCGCCTTTCTTCTGTGCGAATGGCCACCACGCCTCAGAGGGTGCCGGGTTTAATGGTTCGCCCGACACCCTCTCTAAGAAATGATCTTCTGCCCATGGCATCCTAGCGCCTGTGATCATGGCTGCTTCTTCTGGGAAATCGGGCATCTCCCATTCAAAAGTAACATGAAGTAACTCACGCATCATTACTTGGATCTTCTGGCTCTGCCATTCCCCTACGTCGACGGGAGGTGTCTTTAGTAGCTCATCACGGATGTATATGAAGATGGACTTGAACGTCTCATACGCCGGCCCATCCTTTTTGTGTAGTGATGATGCAATGAACATGGAGAGGGCTCCTCCGGTCTCTGAGTGATCTCTAATCGTGCCGCGATATGAGTCGCGCATAATCAGATCATAATATGACTAGGTAATCCATGTCAACTACTCGGTTCTTACTCGTCGTCGTCATCAGAGTCATCGCCACCAACAAAGGGCTCACCGTATCGACGGTTGATTGGCATACCAATGGCACTGAAGTCAAGCTCGTCAATCTTGACAGAGGGGAGCGGGGGGTATGCCTTGTAGAATTCCTTCTGCTGTCCAGCCATGGGTCCTCGCTTGTAATACTCCCAACCCTCAAACTGCTCAGCGTACTCGAAGCCGTGAACCTCAGTGTGATACCGGCGGATGACTCGACGGAATGTATTGTAAGTCAAAGCACCATAGGTACGACCCTCAGCATCTTCTCGAACAACCTTCTGGAGCCACTTACGGGAACCAAGAAGAGCAGGGTGCTGGATAACCATCAGCTTCTCCTCTCGGGTGAATGTGTCCTGAGGGTCAAGAAGTAGACGACGGAAGAGCTTAGCCTGTTCGGGATCGGGGTTGTTAAGCAGGTAAGACATAGACTTAAAGTAGTGCCACTGAGTCGCCTCATTGATCCACACAAAGCCGATGTCTGCGACCGAGATGCCCAGCTCTCGAGCGAGGTACTTCCCGATCATGTAAGCAACACTCATATCTAGAGCCCCTATGTAGCCGAGGTAGGAAGTACGAGAGTGGAGTGTGATGGTAGGCTTGGGCTTCGCCTTATAACTGAAGCTGAGCATACAGGCACCCCAGATGCGAGTCTGTTTATTGCTATGGCCTGTTGCCTCACCGCCTCGGGGCTTAACAGTCTTAGTACGCATGACTGCAATACCTCGGTCCTTGATCCCAATACGAGATGTAACCCGACCAATCCAGACCTCTAGGTCTTGGGGATCGACATACTGTCGGACAAGCATAGACCAGCGTTGCTTAGTAAGCCAGGAGTGCTTCAGGTCAAAGTCCCACTCCATACTGTCGCACTCAGCGACTACCATATGCTGTTGAACGTCGACAGAGCTTACTAGATCGAGATCCTCGTGAGTCCCCCAGACGAGTCCCTCAACAAGTTTCTCGTGGAGTTCGGTCATGTTTGCTGCGTGATAGTGTTTCAAGAGTCTACCTCAGTGTGGGGTGTGGAATAAATAGGGCCAAAAAGAACGGGCTTGTTTTCTTAGGCATCGATGTACATGAATTGCCAGGTCCCGTTGGACTCGCAGAAGAATCGGTTACGACCCATGTCTACCCGGCACTGAACTGCGTCGTCATCCAGTGCTCGACCGCAGCCCTTGCACTTAGTCGAGACCCCATCGTAACCTTCCTCCTGACGCTTGGCATTCTTCTCATGCTTCTTGTGATACCGCTCCATAATTTCGGCCGCATCATCCATGCCGAGAACTAGAGCCAAGTTACCCATGAAGTGGAGAGCATCAATTAGCTCCCCCCGAGCTGCCTCGAGATTAATGTGGCGGGATTTGGCCCAGGGCTTCCACCCGACCTCCCCAAGCAGCTCATGCAGCTCGTCGACTAGGGCAGTCACGTTCCAGTGGATGAAGTCAATGGCAGCTTTTCGATCTGCCTCGCTACCGCCATCCTCGTCTTCTGTTGCATTCATGAAGAGAACAGTGGGGTGAGGTGAAGGCATCTTGGTCTGAAGCTCGCTCTGACTGTCGAGCCAATCCTGCATGTGGTCAGATGATGGCATTGGTCTTCCTTTCAGCCTTGCGGTTCGCCATCAGGCCTAGGATCAGGCCCTCCGTCTCACCCTCAAAGGCAGTGGTGTAATTGTGGATAATAGTTCGGGTAGGCCTAAGGACGAGGTCAGTCATGGCCCGTTGGAGATAAGCTGTATAGATGGCCTCGATGTGATTCTCCACCACCTTGTTGTCAGGATCGCCCGTTACATTAGTCATCACTGACTTAAGGGGTGGAATACAGTAGACGATGATCGGATCGACGTAAAGATAGAACATACTCATTACATAGCCAACCCAGTCGGGATCGTTGAAGCCTGGTTCCTGGCTGGGCCTGAGGATAGGGCCGTAGATGTATTCGCTGATCAGCCTGTGACGATCGTAGATAGTTTCCTGGAAACCGTGCTGTACATTATCCCACACCCAAGCTTTGAGGTCGACCATCGCTTCGGCATCCTTGCTCACCACCCTTGGAGCGATCGGTAAGCCGGACAGCTCTTGGAACGACTTGATAAGGGTGGTCTTCCCAGCCCCATCACTACCCTCGAAAATGATCATAGTTGTAGTTTATCCTATCTGCAGAACCTTGTCAACGCCATCATTCACTTAAAAACCTTACCCAGGCGGAGGAGTCGTTCGGGGGATTCAATCATCATCTTACCCATGTCACCATCCCTCAGCAACGTTTCATACCTCAGCTCGTCGACTGTATCTTTAGCAAGGTAGAACTCGTGGAAGGTCGGGTGTTCACTGAGGGCGATCCGGTCGGAGAACTGCCTGAAGTTAACCCAGCTCGAGGGGAGAGAGTACCACTGCAGGATTGAAGCAGCACTGAGATCGATGGCCTCGCCGGCAGCTGCTGGTTGACCAATAAAGATAGCCCCTCCGGATACCTTACTGAACTGCTCAGGGATCGGAGCCCGGTCAGCTTGCTTGACACCACCATGAATGGCGAAGGTAGGGACCCCCAATTTTCTACCCAGTTTAATAAGTCGGGCGATGTCGTGCTTGAATAAGGCACCAATGACCACCTTCTCATCTGCTTCCATGAGGTCTTCTAGGCGGTCCTCAATCGCCCTTAGTTTCTCTGACCCGATAACGACGATGCGTCCCTCAGGGTACTCCTTACTCGGCGCGGTCTTTGCAACGCCCGAAGTGATCTGCTGAAGACGAAGCTGCTGTACAAGCTTGATCGACGCCTCCGTAATCTCACCCGTCTGAATCCGAGCGACCATGTCCTCGGCCATCTGGTCGTAGGTCTCACCCGACTCCTCCAAGGGGACAGGGATGATCTGTGTCGTCGTGGGAGGTAGGTCATAACACTCTTCTCGGGTAATACTGAAACTATCCTTGTGAATAAGGGTGTGGAGTTTCTTCTCATTCCTGGGACCCAAGAACTTTGTATACTTCTCCTGAGCAAGCCATCGACCATACTCTGCCTTGAACTCAGCGAAGTTCATGGTCTCGCCCCACTCGTCAACGAAGCGGTCGGGGTTCAAGAACCGCCACTGGCTGTAGATATCGAAGAGACGTTTCTCCTTAGTAACAACTGTACCAGTCATCAGCGCACGATACTCAGCATGCTTACCCAGCGAGTGAATCGCTGTTGACTTCTTAGCGCTAGGGGTCTTAATGCGGTGGCTCTCATCAAGGACAATGAGTTGAGGCTGCCACTTAATGACCATGTTCTTCATGGCATAGCGACCCCCCTTGGTCTTTGACCGCAGGTGATTGCCCTCTTTGTCTAGAACGGGCTTACCCTTGTTCGGGCCTCGCATATGATACCGCAGCTCACCGGGAGTAGAGAAAGCATCGTAGTTAATGATAACGATGTCAAGGATGTCTTGACCATAGGAAGGCATCTTCCCGTTCTTACGACCATCTCGGTCCATGATCACTAGGCGGTACTTGACCGGAGCATTAACTTCCAGCTCCCTCCTCCACACCTCAATGGCGACGACCGGGCAAATGATCACTACTCGGTTGACCCCATGAAACTGGTGGAGAATGCTCATGTAGTCGATCATGGTTTTCGTCTTGCCAGTTCGAGGCTCCATGAGGAGAGCACCACCAAAACCCGTACTGAGCAGCTTCTTGATCGCTGCAACCTGGTGATGGTAGGGCCTGGTTTTAAACTTGTATTTGCGTCCCATTACCACTTCCGTCGACTAAGGTTAATAACAGTAATCCCTAACCCTACTAAGCCGAGGGTGATCAGGAATCCTATACCCAGGATATCGTTCATGGTTTCCTTTGTGTAACTGCAGAGAGACTCATAATATGGAAGATCAGGTTACCGACGCCGTTCTTAAGATCGAAGGTCGGCGGGTTAATAATATCATCTGGGTTTATCTGGTTGACCAACCCCGAGATTGAAGCTGCTGGTCGACGACATTCTATACACACCCACCACCCGAACTTTCGACCCCGCTTAGTAGTGGCGGGTTGAGACTTTGTACCTGTCCACTTGTCCACACCACAATCGCAGTAGTGGGTTGGTTTGGCAAAGAGGCCGACTACTCGGAAAGGCTTCCCTGCCTTGGTGGCATTATCAATCTGAGCGCGTAGCTTGTTCGCGGGGGCTTCTTCATCGAACTCGATGATCATGTACCTACTTGCCACTGAGCAGATCCTTCGTGTATGTGCAGCTGTACCCCGAGCACCAACGGTGGCTGGGCTTGCACTGACCCGTACCCACTAGGAGATTGACCCTTAGCACATCAGTACCATGACAACTTGGGCATTTCTCAATCAGGTCAACAGTGAACTCCTGAGTTTCGGTTGGTGCTTCTTTTCTTTTCGAGTAGCTCATACCTATATATTATACGAGGTAGTATTACCCTGTCAACTGCTTATATTCCACGATCACTTTCATTCCGAGCCACCTTGACAACCTGACTTAGGATGAGGTAAAGTATTACCTGATCGCCTTAACTAGGCACCACCCACCCGCTAACTAGCAAAGGAATATTATGGCAACGAAGAAGCCCGCCGCTAAGGCAAAGGCCGCTCCTGCTAAGGCTGCTCCGAAGGCTGCCGAGGCTGAGGTCGTCGAGGAGGAGACTTTCGGCGTTTCCGACATCGTCGAGCTGATCAAGGTTCGCACGGGTAAGGTCGTCAAGACCCGTGACCTCCGCATTCTTCTCCGCAAGATGGCCCGTGATGGTCGACTCAACCGCGAGATCATCGCTGGCAACCGCAACCGCTGGACCTGGTCTGGCCCTGAGGACCCCGAGATCGACGCGATTCTCGACGCGTACGAGGCGGGCGAACTCGAGCAGGACAAGCAGGAGAAGCTCCAGGCGCTCAAGGACCGCAAGGCAAAGCAGAAGGCTGAAGCTGCCGCTGCTGCCGCTGAAGAGGCCGAGGGCGACGACGAGGAACTCGACGAAGACGAGTAAGCCTCACTAGACCTTACCCCCTGGGAAGTAGCCCGATTCTACTCTCAGGGGGTAAGTTGTTGTTTAAATCGCTCCAATATTGACGATGATAAATGACTCGACTTGATAGGTGAGGGGCGATTTTAGCCCTCTCTGAGAGCCCGTCAGGATGACCCCATGATGCATGACGCGTCGATCAAGCGGCCTTAATGATGTAGTTCAGAGCAATGTATGGCTGCAAGTTGTTGTGCGCGCCGCCGCCCCCCTTGTTCCCGACGCTCACCGTGTGCGTGTGCGCGCCAGCGGCCTGTAGCGAGTTGTTGTCCAGGGGGTCTCCACTGATGGCGTATCGAGATATTGCCATGCGCTGACCAACGGCGCCCGAGGCGTTGCTGTAGTAGCCCCGCGATTGGTGAGTGTGGCTGCCAGCGGAGCCCGTCGATGCGGAGTGGTTGTGTGAAGGCATCTCGGCCTCCGTCAGCGTGTGGGTTTTAGCCCCGCCCGTTTCACCAAGAGAGTCAAACTCGGATTGTCCCGTATCTCGACCTACGGGAACCCGGCCCTTCAAGTTGGGCAGGTTGAATGTAGAGGACCCATTGCCCGCGCCGTAGGTGGTGCCGATTGCTGCAAAGAGAGAAGCATAGGTTGTACGAGAAACGGCAGCACCATCACAGATCAGCCACCCGGATGGTGCAGTGGCTCCGGCATAAATGTTGATAATCCCAGGGGGCTCAATTCGGACGCCGTTATCAAAGATGCCTCCGGGGCCAACGTCAAGAGCGCCCTGCTCATGGATCTTTCCCACACCCACCAGCGTGTCGTTGAGGTCGAGCGTGACACCTATTGTTGCAACCTGGGTCTGGGCTACGTACATCCCAAACTTATCTTGGAATTGAACCTGTACATCCCAAGCAACTGTAGTGCTATAGATCCCACCTCCCCCGACTACGAAGAAGTTGTTATAGGTTAGCGTTCCAGGGGTGATTGTGTTCCGAGTAGTCCAGGTAGAAGAACCTCGGGGCTTAGTCCTTACAACTATCGTAAGGGCGTTTCGCTGAGTAGAATTAATCAGGGACTGAATAGAACCAGCGAGATCAATACGGAGGTGTACCCCCTCATCCTGGAGGGCCCCACCACTGCTAGACCTTCGTGCTTGGAAAGCAGTAACCGCTGGCGCAGCATAGGGCAGGACACTCAAGCTGAAATTATTACTACCCTGCCTGCCTCGAGAGTCAGTAGCTCGACCTACCACGGGAACAGTTCCGGAGGCAGTGAGGAGTATTTCAGTCCCCTGGTTTATGGTCTGACCCTGGAGTGTCGTAGACCTACTGGAGATAGTCGAGCCTTGTACACCGGCAGCGGTAACTGTTAGTTTGATCTTGGATAGATTCTGGACTAACCTACCAACAATGTTAACTACATCAGTAGTTTGATCGGCAGCGGATACTGCACTAACTGTGGGAATCATGCTCGAGGGAGCAGTAAGGGTGAACAGCCGGTCGTGAGTACCAATCTGAGTACCACCGCTGTAAGTTAGGGTACGCAGGAAGAACTGCTTCGATGTCGAGTTGGGGAAATAAGTAGCTAGGCTAAGGGGTACGGGGTTCCAGGTATAAGTTTGACCAACTCCGGTAGCAATAGTATCAAGAGGAGCTTCCGCCCCCACACCATACTCCCAGAGCTGCAGGGTGTGGGTGAATGTACTGACGGCACGGTTGGTGTCGATAGTGACTGAGGTGCCAACATCGAACGAAGTGCCAGCAGAGAATGTGGACTGGGATGCTCGAGGGATAGTCGGCAGCTGCCAACCCACTGAGACAGAACCACCAGTACCAAATGTCTGTGACCCCGTGGGACCAAAGGCAAATGAGTAGGATACGTACTTGGAACCATCAGCAGCATGAGTAACCCAGAAGGTTCGACTAATCCAGTCAATGGTTGTCTTAGCAGGTACGGAGAAGTTCGCTGTCCCTGAATCCGAATTTTGACCACCAATAGACCAAGGGATTCCGTTACGGTTAGTTGCTACTGTACCACCGTTATAGAGTCGACCATCGACCCGAACCTGGGACCTGTTATTTGACACCTCCTGCTGGAGTAAGGTTATACGGACAAGTACCTGTGATCCCCACTGGCCTACGCTCTGGCTATTCTGAACACTCATATGGGTCTCACAATCGTTCTACCTGGTCCATACTGTTCGAACTTATGGTTACCAATGGAAGCAGCAGCAAGAAGAACCTCATCAGCTACGAATACTCCACCTTCCCACCAGGATATGGGGACACCGTTCTGTGCCATCTCGATCCTATCGGGCTTCAGGCGAAGTTCCGATGTTGAGGAGGGGTCCCCAATAAATAGACCCTCAGTTCCGAATCTATAATACGTCTGGTGAGTATCCAGTCGTTCGGATACATCCTCGGCTAGGCTGCTGGCGTCATTAGCCTTGGTTTGGGCGATACTCGCATTTGTAAGAGCAGTGCTGGCGTTGTTATTCGCCGTGTTGGCTGTATCTTGAGCAGCACCCGCAGCAGTTGCCGCATTATTGGCCGTAGACTGGGCAATACCAGCAGAGGTGTTAGCGGTAGTAGCATCCTCTTGAGCAGTATTAGCTTTACCATCGGCAACATCTGCAGCCTCTTGGGCAGACTCTACTGCCCCCGCTAGGATAACTACCTCGCCATCTACAGTGATCATTAGGTCGTCACCGAACGCGGGCTCGACGTGGTTGACGCTGATCTTGCCAAAGGTGGCCGAGTTGCCGAAGAACTTGTCGGCGAGGGCTTCGTTGACGGTGATCTTGTCGGCGGTGATCGCGCCGTCCACGATGAGTTCGCCACCGTTGCGGCGGCGCACCACAATGTCGGTAAACCAGGCTTCGCCGGTCAGCGTCTTGCTCCATAGGAAAGTCTCGCCACCAGGTCGCGGGGTGATGATTCTCACAATGGTGCGGTATCGCTGCCAGCCGTCTCCCAAGTCCTCGATCAAGGCTGGGGATGAGACGACCTGGGTCTGGTAGAGCGTGAGTGCCGCGACTGAGCCGGAAACGATCTTCCGCGTGTACTCGATGACGAACTCATCGCCGGGAGCGGCGTATACAACGCGTCGCCCGCCCGCATTACCGGATGCGCCGGATCCGGACCAGCGGAAGAAACGGCCACCCGCAGGGGGCGTCTCCGAGTCGTCGATCGCCCCGCCCGTGAAGAATTCACTCGTAGCATCGTCGAGCAGGTAGCGGTCGTGAAAGTAGTTGGTCAAGTCACCGAGAACCATCTTGGTTGCCGAGATAGAGTTCGCCTGGATGCGGTTCGCCACGTCGAGGTAGCCCGTCGTGATCTTCCCGGCATCTAGGTTGGCGATCACTGCGTTGTCGAGCGTGCGCGCCTGCCACGACGTTGTGAACTCCCATTGCCCGGTGATAAGCGACCCGGACTTGCGGAACCACAGGTCGCCGGCAACGTACCCGGTCGTGCCGGACGCTGCCGACGTGGAGAAGATGACCTTGTTCTTCCCGTTCGCCGTCGTCAGAGCCGTGTTCGCTGTGCCCTGCGCAGCCTGCGCCGCGTTGTACGCCTGCTTCGCCGCCTCATACGAGGACGACTTCTGCACGTCACCGTACTCGTGTGCGACCGTGCCATATGCGGTGAGCATCACCGTGTAGAGCGTGTCGGTGGACCCGGCCGTGTAAGCGGGCTCCGTCGTGCTCCACGAGCCGCCGGGAGGGTTGGAGGTGGGCTTGGCGGGCGGGTTGAGTGTGGACGACTGTTTCAGGTAGTACGTTCGCACATACGACGGCGACGGCAGGACCGCTAACGTTATCCTATCAGAGGCTCTCACGGCCATGTTAGTACTCCAAACGTGCTTCGTAGGTGGCGCGGTCAGTCACGTCACCTGCGGTGATTGTGAGGGTTACTCCATCCTTGCCGGTGAGGTAGTTGCCGTCCTTGTACCACTTGACCGTGCCCAGCGCGGCCAGCGCGGGGCCGGTTGCCTCCACGCCTCCCTTGTAGACGCGGGCGGTCAGGACGGTGGCGACCTGCGTGTTCTTGAACACCAGGCCATTGGACGAGGACACCTCAACCGTGATGGCGTCGTTGCCGTCGTTGCCGTCCGTACCCTTCGCGCCGGCCTTCGCCTTCGACCAGGAGAAGTTGACCACGCGGGAGATGCCATTGCAGGTCAAGGTGATCGGCACAACCCCAGAGTCGCCGCCACCCAGGGTGGAGCTGTTGGCGATGTTCAGGGTCAGGATGCCGTCTGCGGCACTGGTGCCGGCCGTGTTGGTGCCGACAGTCATGCCGCTGGGCAGGGTGCCCACGGCAGCGGTGACCGCGGTGCGGGTTGCACCGACGTAGCCGTAGAAGTCGACCTGGATAGTGCTGGAGCCGACCGTGGCGCCGGTGGAGCTGGTGACGATCGTGTGAGCCTCGTTTTTCAAGCCCACCAGCGTGCTCGAGACGCCGGGCGCACCAGGGGAGCCCTCGGTGCCCTTGAAGGCGATGGAGAAGGAGAACTTCTTCTCAATAGTCAGCCCGTCCACGACGACCGGGATGGAGATCTCGCCGCCGGAGGTGACGGAGCCGCTCACCGAGATGGTCAGGGTGGGCGCGGTGGCGTGGCTGTCTGAGGTGACGGTGACGCCGGCCGGCTTGGTGATGTTGGCGGTGTTCACCGAAGCGGCGACATACTCGCCACCCATGAGCGCCTGAATCTTGGTGGTGGTCGACCCGGCGATCGCGGCCGTCGGGGTGCCTGGGAAGGCGTAGGACTCGCTGGACATGATGACGGATACACCGTCGGTGAGGTCGGTCAGCGTGATCTGATCCGCTGCGCGTTGCGCCATGATAACTCCCTGTTAGGTATGAAGAATGCACTGGAAAACGGTTTGCTCATCCACGTCCGCAGGAGACACGGTGAGCGCAAACCCGGCCTGAGAGAGGCGCGAGTCAGCAGAGGAGATGACGCCGAAGTCGGTGTCATCCATGCGCCGCCACCACCACTCCAGGTAGGCCCCGGAGCCGAAGGTGGCGTGCAAGTCGGCGATGTCTGTGATCTGCTCCGCGCCCTTGAAGACCGTCACGGTCAGCACGGTGGAGATGGTGTTGTTTTTGAAGGAGGTGCCACGCGAGGAGGACACTCGCAGCAGCACCGCATCCTCACCAGGGCTGCCGTCAGCGCCGGTGATAACCACGGGCGCGCCGTAGCTGACGGTCCCGTTGATGTGCGTGTTTTTCGTGCGCCGCCAAACGAACTCTCCCGGCTCCCAGTCGGGGGTGTCCGCATCCCAGGGAGCGCCGGGAGGGGGTGGGGTGGTGGCGGATGAGGTGACAACGTATTCGTCGAGGGAGGTGGCGATGGCGTTGCCAACTTCGTTCTTCGCCGCGACCGCCTCGTTGTGGGCATCAGCCGCAAGGATCGCCGCCCCGGATGCGTCCGAAGATGCCTGATCAATAACATCAGTGATCGCGCTATCCAGGTCCGGGATGGTAATACCAGTAATGGTAATAGACGCGGCACTTGAGGGAGTTGACTCAATACCTAGTCCATCGACTGCAATAAACCGAGCCCACCGAGTACTGCCGATAGGTTCACCAGGAATACTAACCTGTCGACCGTCTCGAGTCAATGAGGGACCCTTACTCACCCACCCCGAAGTACCATTAGTACTGATCTCGGCATAGACATATCTGAAGTGGGGCGGGGGAGGGTCTCCGCCAAGCAAGCCATCCCAACTCGCCACCATGACACCCAGCTCAGAGTGCATGGTTGGTGTGGAGGGTGAAGGCAGGGGGGCCGTAGGACCGACCATAAGTTCAGTGGTCGTAGTAGAGTAAGCGGAATAACCGTTCCCGTTGTTAACTGCCCTAACCTGGAACTCCCACTCAGTTAGAGCAATGAAACCCACCAAATCCAGAGTAGTACCAGAGGTAGCACCCATGAACTCAAACGAAGTACCAGGCAGGGAGGTGTCCCTACCCTCTAGCTCGTATCGAACAGGTATCGTAGGGGAGTCATCTACATTCTGGGTAACCGGGTTCCAGGTAACGGTGACCTCAGATAGAGGGGTAGTTCCATTAGAGCCCCAGTAACCGGTGGAAACTACATCCAGCCCCGTGGGGGGTTTGGGGATCATTACTCGGGGAGTGTTTGTAGGAGGTAGGACAATAACACCCTCGCCACCACCAGGAGTAATACCCATACCAGAGGACGAACTACCGCTTACTCCCCCACCACCAAGCTTCGTCAATGCCTTAGACATTCGGGCATCGTTATCCTGGAAGATGGTGTCGAACTCGATGGTGTAGACAGGAAGACCCGCGTCGGATTCTTCCACCGAGATCGACATCACCCGACGGAGTACCAGCATCTCACGATCGTTCGGCGCGTAGACCCAATCTCCCACACCAAAGTCAACAAACGGCTGATACTCGAGAGACAGCAGGGCGTAACTAGCACCCTCCTCTTCCTGAGCTCGATGAGAGAATACAACATCGGCCACGGAGGCGGCAGTCTGCTTGGAAGCATTGACTGACATGGAACCTTCGAGACGACCATACTTAGAAACTGAAGTAGACTCTTCCTCCTGTGCCCAGCCATCATTAGTGGAGATAGCCAGGACATTCTTTATTTTGCCCTTGGCCTGGGTACTTGCTTCTCGGAGGTGCTTGCCAATGAGGAAGGTAACCGGGTCATCATGGTCGAGGTCTCTAACCTCTCCCCGGGTAGGGACAACATGAAGCTCAAGAGTCAGGGGATCGATCCATATGTCGTAGAACTCTTCAAGGCTGTCGACTACTTCCTTGAGCGACTGACCTACTGAGAATGACCACTCAGCCAAGTCTGTCCAGGGGTTGCCGTAAGAGTCATGGGTATCTGTAAAGGTCGGTGTGATCCACTGGGGGAACATAACCCCCCGACCCTCTGCCTCATCAAGCAACTTGAGGAGGATCTCACCAACCGGCCACCCCGGAATCGATGTAGGGTAAGGGAAGACCTTCCAGTCAGTAGTACCACTGACCCCAACCATAACTTCTTTGTCAGCCTGTACCCGGGTAAGGGCAGCAGCAAGACCAGCGGGACCTCGGGGTGTTCCCTCTTCAAGTAGCTCGTTGTTGGCTACAAAGGCAATAACATGGTCACCTGCAGAGAGGGGTACCTCAATCCGTGATGCTTCTTCCCAGCCCTTACCGCTAGCAACCTTAGCTCCATCCACGTACAGAATAAATGCGTCATCTGCAGCGACGTACAGAGCATGAGCTCCGGGAGTGGTAATAGTAACTTCCCACCGGAAATAACAAGGCTCAGTTGGCATAGTACTAGAATACGCCGAACCCCAAACCCACCGAGCAGACTTAGCATCTTCCGGCCACTTGTTAGGAGCCTCTGCCCATCGTGTGGGTCCTAGGACGGGACCAAGATCAAATGGCGTGATCCAATCGCTGGGGTTATACCAGGTCCCTCGCTCAGTGGCAAAGTTGAAGTGGCGGTTTTTGGCGGACTCAGTGGCTAGACCCTCAGAGGGGAAGATACTGGCATCATCGAACCATGTCTTGAGACCCTCACCAGAGATGTCGAAACCATGATCCCTGTAGCCCCCCTCAGACAGGATTCGTGAGCTCCTAGCCCCCAGAATGAATGCTCCTACTACAGTACCATCGACCTTGAGTCTACACAAGTTCCTGGAGTCAAGCACTTCAGGATCGGCGACATATGTAGGATTAGTACGGGGTAGGAAGAATGAACCACCGCCCGAGCCCTTTAGTTCTTCAAGGTACTTAGGGGCCTTGCGTCCTGGAAGAATCCAGTCTGGGGTAGAGCCCAGAGGGTTATTGTACTTGTAGACCTCAAGTTCAATTCCTTCGCTCATACCCATGCCGCCCTATACTTAAGTGTTACTACCCCTGCTCCTGCTGTCGAGGAGAGGTTAATTACGTTCACTCCCGGTGTTAGATACATCCATTGAGCAGACCCCGAGTGGATAATCAACGGAGCCATGTTCTTGGCTGGATGACTTTGATCTGTTACCAAGTACTGAGATGAGTCAATAATAGCACTTACACCTGTGTTTAGTACTTGAGGGTAGGTAAATTCCACACCAGCCGTGTTATTCCGCACCTTTACATTTGTTCTAGCGCCCACGATCTCGACCTTGACTAGGCCCGTTGGGGCATTGCCCAAGACAGTAACATTGTTATTGCCATTGGAGAGTACGACCGAAGTCTCGGTATCGTGGTAGAAAACTCCGGCAGCGATTTTCATATCGACCGTGCAGCGAGCAGCAGAGTTGCCGATTAGAGACGGTTGGAGACCGCCCTGATATTCCGCGAGGGCCGTCGCGAGTCGTAATACCCCACCATCATAGAAGCGTTTTCTGAGCGAAACCTGTCGACCCGGCGTCCAAAGGAGTCGGATCAAATCATTCCAGTTACTCTGGTACTGGGCCTTAGTAGTGGCTGTTACTCCTGAGCCAGCTTCCTGACTAACCCCCCTAAGCCACATGGCTAGCGTGAGTATATTTGAGTCTAAGACTTTGGGTACCCAGATCTGACCGGGTGACAGCGGCACCGTGATGTCTTCCCCTCGGAAAGGCGGAGGCCCCATACCACCGAGAGTCTCGATCGACCTCGCATAGGTGTGGAGGCTCTGCCCATCAGCTTCCCAGTAAGTTTCAGTGTTGTTTGCCATGGCTAGTCTCCCAGGGTGTGTACAACCTTGCGGATGTTCTTCGGGAGGGTATCCGAAGCAGGCTCAGGTGCTGGGTTGTTGGTTTCATACTTCTCAATGTTGAACTTAGGTTCTGCCGCAATATCCTCAAGTCGACCAGCCAGGTCGTCGAACTTGTTCTCGAGGGTACTATAGGCAGTAACAGCCATCTCAGACTCGAGGTTCATCATAACATCGAACTCGCGCGCCGCGTAGACTTGGTCGTAGAAGGCTTCCATAGAATCGGAAACCATGCCCATCTGACGATCAAGCTTCGGACCCATTGCCCTAAGGCCGTTGATCATACCCTGGATAGTATCACTACCAATAGCCAAGAAGACTCGGGATGGTGAGCGGATACCCAGGACCCCCTTGGCCCAATTGATAGCCCCATTAACAACATCGCTAACTGCGTTGATAACTCGCTGGGCGGCGTTCTTAATACCATTGACCATACCCATGATCAGGTCTCGGCCCATGTTGGTAAGCCATCTGCCAACCCCGCTGAAGAAGCTAAAGATACGGTCCTTGATACTGGTTACGGTAGAGATAACTCGATCAACGGGGCCCTTAACCGCATTAACTATGTTATTCCAGATAGTCTTGAAGAAGCCTGAGATGGCATTCCAGATATTAGTCCAGGTGTTTCGGACATTGTTGACTGCAGTAGAGATGGTAGCAAAGAGGATAGCAGCTACTGTAGCAACAAAGCCGACTATACCATTCCAGATGTCAGTGAAGAAGCTGGAGATGTTACCCCAGACCTCGTTCCAGGTGGCAAGAAGGATGGCGATCCCGGTTGTAATAAAGAGTACGATGAAGTCGATGATCGGAGTGAGGAACTCTACGATACCGTTCCATACATCAGTAAAGAATGAGGAAACAGCACCCCAGACTGTGTTCCAAACATCCCTGATAAAGTTCACCGCATTGGTAATGACCTGTACAATCCAGTCGATGATCGGTGTAAAGAATGCCACGATTGCATTCCACACCACCTGGAAGGCTAGGGAGACCGCTCGCCAGATGGTGACGAAAACTGCAGCAATGATGAGGAAGAGGTTGATCCAGGCTTCAATGTAGAACTTAATAATGCCATAGATGAACTCGAAGATCGGAGTAAGGAACTCCACCATCCCATTCCAGATGTCCATAAAGACATCGGAAACTGCCGTCCAGATACCAATGAAGAAGTCAGCGATGCTCTGCCAGGTAGAAGTGAAGAAGCTGGAGATATTGTTCCAGACATCAGTCACGAACGAGACGATGTTGTTCCAGATCTCAATGAAGAAGTTAGAAACGTTGGTCCAGACATCGATGAAGAACGAGCTAACCGCAGCCCATACATCCTGGAAGAACGTAGTCTCAGTGGCCACCCAGATGATCGCAGCAACCAGGGCTGCAATTGCCATGATGATAATGCCAATGGGGTTGGCACTCATAGCCACGTTGAGGATAGCCTGGGCTATGGACCAAAGCCGAATTGCCCCTACAATACCAAGAACAACACCCACAAGGCCTATCAGTACTCCCCCGAGAGGCCCAGTAAGCAGTTCAACCAGCCAGGTTAGGGCGGGTAGAATGAGTTCAAGTGCCCAGCCAAGTCCCGTAATAAACCCTGAGCCTACTGCTTCAATAACTGGGAGGAGTGCCTCAAGGGCGATCATCAGCCCGTTCATTACTGCCCCAGCAATCTCTACAATGAGAGGGAGCAAGGTATCAATGAGATTACCAAAGGCAGAAGAGAGTGAGTTAAACTGGGGCTCGAGGGCAGCCATTGTCGCCATGAACTGATCGACGAACCGGCCCCACATCTCCTGTCCAGCCTCAGTCTGGGTGAAGAAATAAGTAAGGGCAGCTGCAATAGCTACGAGGAGAAGGATAAAGGGGTTAGACAGGGGCACCATGAGGGCCTTCTTGAAACCCCCCACCAACTTAATCAGCTTAGGCCACTGTTTGCCAAGGGACAGAAACACGTCGTGCAACTGATAAGCCAGCTGGATCATGTTCAGCAGCTGAGCGGAGAAGAGACCAGCAGCACCAATGAAGATTAGAACACCTGCCGCTACTGCAGCAAGAGTGACAATGACTTGGATAGCACTGTCTGGCAGGTTGTTAAATGCCATGATGACATCTTCAGCCCATTGGACCAGACTTCGAGCAACGGGGCCCATGGCTTCACCGATGCGAATCTGAAGTGTCTCGAGCTCACCACTGAGGTACTCAATATCACCCGAGAGGTTATCCAGTCGAGCACTCGCCACATCTAGTGCGGTAGTCTTGTTGATCTCATCGTTGAGTCGATTAAGACCGTCAGCACCGGCGTCGAGGAGGTTCAGGATAACTGGCAGCGAGGTAATGGGGAAGATGTTACCCAGAATGTCCATCTTCTCGTTGGTGGCCATACCATCAAGTTCACCGTTGAGAATTGAAACAAGCTCCGGGATAGGCCGAAGAGTACCATCCATCGTAAGGAGCTTATTAGCACCGTCTTCGGTAATAATCCCGAGTTCCCTAAGCGCCTTGGCACCCTTATTAGTAGGCGCGATAAGCTTGTCGAACATCTGGCGAAGACCAGTACCAGCTCGAGACCCCCGAATGCCTCGTTCACCCAAGAGGGCGATAGCTGCGTTAACGTCTTCAAACTCTAGTCCTGCGGTCTTCGCTGAGGCTGCTGCGAACCTCATAGTGACAAGGAGGTCTTGAACTTCAATAGAAGAGGAGTTCGCCGATCCAGCTAGCTGGTCAGTAACCCGAATAGCATTCTCAGCTTCAATACCAAAGGAGTTAAGGATGGTGGTAAGACCAATAGCCGCTTCTTCCAGGGGCATATCAGCAGCAGCACCAAGGTTAGCAACTGCCTCACCGATGTAATCGACAGTATCCCGGACGGGGACACCCGCCTTGGCGAGTTCAATAAAGGACTCGGCGATCTCGTCGGCAGAATAAATAGTGTCTTTACCGAGCTCGAGAACCTTCTGATGTACCTCATCATACATCTCAACTGCATCGGGTCCACCAACCGCGACGAAGTAGTCCAGCTTTCGTTCGAACTCACCAGCAGCAAGGGCAGCAGAAACCAGACCCGCACCTAGTCCCTGCCCCACACGCATGAAGCCCTGACCGACTGCTCGGAGGGCTGTTTCACCGGCACCAAGTGCACTAACGGTGGAGAGGTGATCCTGTCGGAGTTTAGTATATTGCTCGGCCGCCTGACGAATGTCGAGGACGATCTGTCCGGCAATAGTACCAAGTTCGTTGGCCATCACCCCTCCTTCCGTTAACTAAAGAATGCCGAGGGATCTGCGTATTGCTGCTTCGCCTTTTCTCCCTTAAGCATCTTTTCGAGAAGGCGCTTCCGTGCTGCCGTATTGTTGGCCTCACCCTTGGCAGGTTTCCTGCCCACCTTCTCTAATTCATTTGTAATTGTAGTACCTAAGTACCATACTGCCTGATCCAAGCAGTAAGCCTCGTAGCTACCCTCAGTTAGCCCCAGCATTCTCGAGGGCGGCTGATTCTGATCCCTGCTCTGCTGATACAGCAGCCAGACTGCGCTCGTGTTGCTCACGAAATCGCTCCAGGTCTCGGGTACCCCCCGTGATCCACTGGAACAGGAACTGCTTGTCAAGATCATCGATCTCATCGGTGTAGACGACATCATCCTGGCGCAGCTCTTCGGGTGTGGAAACCTGAGAGGAGGGGCTCAAGAGGTTGTGTCGATCAACATCCTCCTGAGTGGGGGTAAGTCGAACCTGGGGCTCGACAATCACCTGGGCAGCAATAATGTTCATGAGCTGCATCATCTCACCGATAGAGTCAAGGTCGGATGTGAGCTCACGAGCCTGAGAAACCATGTCATCCTTGGACATGTTAGTATCCATAGTAGATTTGACGATGGTAAGAAGAGAGTTGGGGATAGACCCGTTGGCAATAAATGCCGTAAGTCCTCCGGGGTTGCGAACCTTAACGACCAGGCCCGAGGGGAGTTCCTGGATGCCGCTAACGCGCGACTTGAAATCGCCGATCTGCGAGACTCGCAGCTGTTCGGCCTTACTAGCGTTCTTGCGTGGGGTAGCCATTGGGTCCTCCTAGGGGATCAGGCTGTTGGTGGTTATTATGAGAGGGTCAGGGCGGCAGCAGTCTCATTGTGGACAAACTCATAGAGCTTACCCGAGGACTCTTCGCCGTAGCCCTTACCAGAGGCGGAGGTCAGGAGGAACGAGCCGTTCTCCATGGAACCTTCGATGGAGGAATCTGCCTTGCATCGGAAGACCTTTGCCAGGAAGTCTCCCCCATTGTCGCTGATCGCGCGGCCATAGACGTTGAAGTAGGGCCGTGCATCGGAGACCAGCTTGGTGTAGGTGTTGGTTGCAGCCGGAGTAGTACCCCCAGAGACGGTCGTACCACCAGCAAGTGCCTTCCAAGCAGCGAGCGAGATACCGCCACCTTCGAGATCCCAGTCCACCGTGGGACCAGCACCGTGAGAAGCGATCGTGCGGTCGTCGCCCTCAAGCGTCTCAAAGTCCTCAGTCTCGCTGAAAGAGAACGTACGAGATGCCGGGAGGAAGACTGCATTAGCTGTATCCTCAGTGCCATCCTGCTTAAGCGGAACGATTTTCACCTGCCGCAGACCGAATGGAATCGCATAATTAGCGAGTGCCATGATTTTCCTTCCTTCTGGGGTCCGTAAAGACCCTTGTATCGATTATCTCCCCAGTAGTTAGGGAGAGGGTATGAAGTACTACTAGTCCTGGTGCGTGGCCGCATCCTCTTCGTTTGCACTTCACTTCGATACTAGTACCATCGTCCGAGATAATCCCGAAGAGGGTTCCACTGCATCGAAGTTCTATCGCCATCGCGTTCTCTATTCTTGTCTATCAGTAATTTATCATCACTCATAAGATGGGCGATTAGAGAAGCTGTCTGGCGACTCTGGGGATAACCTACTGATCGTCGATCGACGTTGAGTCACCGTCGACAGCAGGACTTTCGCTACTATCAGGTGTTGGAGGTTCCTCCAGCTGGGAGAAGTCCAGCATCTCACCCTCGTCGACCTCACCCTTAGCCAGAGTAAAACTACCGTAAATATCAGGGTTGTCGAGGAGTGCCTTGGCAACATTGTTTGTTACCTCCACTGCCTGAAGACGGGGAAACATCATGGAGTCTTTAATCTCCACACCAGCCAGCTCGAGGTCCTTGGGGCTCAGGGCTCGAGCGTCAGAATTGCCGGTCCATACGATGTTTTTCATTGTGCCCTCCTTAGCATCCGAAAACGGACGTATTTGAATATAGTGTTGAGTGTTTCATCGTTGAAGTCCTGAGACGTCTCCTCCCAGATAGTGATCCAAACAGCTTCTTCTTTGGAGCCCTTGATCCAGAATGCCTTGCGTATTGCCTCAATGACCTCGTCGATTCGCTCATAGTCGGCGATGTCAGAATCATGGTAGTCATGAACCCATACCTGAAAGAACTGACGAGTTACCTCCAGCTCTTCATTGAGCATCTCGGGGGTTTCATTACCCAGCTTGTAGACAATGTAGGGGTGATCTTCGATACTGGACGTCATTGTCTTCTTGGCGAAGATCCGAGGGTTATCCGTTCCCCCCACCAGGTTAGCGACCTCAGACTCGCAGAGAGTTCCATAGACGAACGATCGAGCAGACATCAGACTACCCTCCCCCGACGAGCATAGCGGATTCGTCGTATCGCATTGTAAGTAAGTCGGTGGGCATGTGCTTCCAGTGTAGGTCTGATGATGGCGAATCGACCATTCTGGATCAACTCAAGCCACTTACCGTACTCCACTGTATGATAAAGAACAACCCCCACTAAACCCTTGTCATTATACACGGTAGCAGTTAAACCATCCCGAGCATCACCTGTTCGATCTGCCCATGGGGCGTCTCGCTTGGCTGATTCCTCAATATCACTGGCAGCGGTATCGAACTCCTGTTCGGCTACCTCATCCCATTCGGGGCCGTTGTACCACTCAATCATGCCATCAGTGATGTTGAATGCCATCCCATGGCTTGCCTTAGCCATTTCGGTTCTCTTCACCTAGGAGATCAATGGCAGCAAAGATTGACTCCTGTCGAGCGACATGTATGCCGGTTACTTTGTAGTGCTCACCCAGCCAAATAAATGAGTCGTTTACCTCGATATTAGCTGTGTGTCGACCGATGAGTCGGTACTCAGTATTCGGGATATCTCCCGCCTCCGAGTTGACGATCCCATCAGTGTATCGACGGACGTTCTGAACGATCCTCATTCGCTGGGAGGCAATAGTCATCGGACCGGCTGGGTCCTTGGTGTACCCACCTGTGTTCTCATTCTTAACGGGAGGACGCTCTCGGGTAATCGCGATCTCCACTGGGTCGGCGTCAATGAATGCATACACTGATCGCCGACGCATGAGGAGCTCGATCTTATCCATGGCGGATGATTCTCCCTACCCGTGTTCGAGTGCGAGAGGGTGACTCAGGTCCGAAGGCCAACTTTCGCTGGTAGTACTTAAGCATCTTCTCGGCATTGTCGAGGAGACTCCCCAGCTTTCGGCTAGCAGCACCATCAGTGACGTCGACGAGTCCAGCGAAATGGGATGCTTTGTGTTCCCAGCCAGCGACTGTAGCTTGAAGGATGTTGCCAGACACCTTTAGCATCACATCAACTTCGTCATCAGAGAAGATAGATCCGTCAGTCTCTGAAGGCTCACCGAGCTTTAGCCTCAGCTCTGTCCTCAGCTCGGGTGTGGGTTCCATGGTTACTCCTGGGATGCAGCAGCACGCAGGGCTTCACGAACCTCGCCGACCTTCTTCAGGCCCTTGATGTCGATGTCGTTCTCCTTGGCATATGCCTTCAGTTCAGCAGCGCCCATGGCGGAGAATGCATCAGCGTCGTCATCCCCATCGTCTTCATGGTCGTCTTCCACACCCTGCGAGTCGGCCTGTGATGCCTGAAGCGCCGCGATCTGTGCGCGCAGTGATTCGTTCTCTTCAACAAGTGAGGAGTTTACGGGAGTCATACCGGCGCCTGCAAGCACCTTCTGCGCATGCCAGCGGGGGTCATTTGAGATTTCTTCGCCTCGAGAGTTGAGGAAAGTAACGAGATCGGACATTTTAACTCCTTGGGAAAATTGAGGGGGGCGGGCAGCCATGGGATAACTACCCGCCCCAGCTTACTTACGAGGGATCGTAAGCGGACGGGATCTGGTAAGTCCCGTTTGCCTTCACCTGCATGACGGCAAGGGCACCGCGGTGGCGGATACCGGTACCGAAGCCCCGGCGGTAGAACGAGTCCACCAGCGGGTACTGCGATCGCTGACCCGGGATGACCTTAAGGCCCCGGTAGTCAGGGTTACTGTGCTCACGGAAGCCGATGGGGTTGGTCAGCTTGTCCTGACCCCCGGTGGCAATCGCAACCATGTAACCAGCAGGGATGTATCCCTCTTCGATGATGTGGAACGGACCCCACGTGCCGATCTCGCCGGGGAGAGTACCCGAGGGACCACCAACGTACTGGCCGTTGTTGGGAACCCAGATCTTCCCCTCATAGAGGTTGGCGTTGGGCACGAAGTCAAACTCCGAGCTAGCAGTGCCCGCCTTGAACGTCTTGATGATAGCAGCTTCCTGCTTGTTCACCCAGAGAACCAGTCGGTAACCGTTGCCCAGCGTATAACCGTGCTCACCCACTGCATCCTGCAGCGACTTCAGGTTCGTAGGCGTTACCGCCGTGTTACCCGAAACCAGATAGTGGTTGTGCGTACCGTCGAAGGTGGTGTGGTTGTACTTCGGCGGAACTTCGCCATCCCCGTTGTAAGCGGCGTAAACCGTCACCGGCTCATTCTTGTCGGTGAAGCCGCCATTGGTGACCGTCAGCGGGTTGAAGAGTCGCTCCATGACCTTCTGGAAACGAAGCTTAACATCTGCCTCGAGTGCCAGGTTGTGGTTCAGTCGCAGCTGGTTGATGTCCGCCTCAGCGATGTACATCCAGGTGTAGCGAATGGCCAGGTCGTAGAACTTGAAGCCGTAACCTCGGAAGAACCGAGCGGCGCTGCCCTTGATACCCTGGGGCTGACCGTACTCGGATGCTTCCTCGAACTCGACCTCGGAGGGGGTCGTGATCTCTTCGGAAACTCCCGAAACTCGGTAAGTCAGGTTGTCAAGGATCGAGGTGCGGTCCGCGTTACGCATAGCGATGGTGCGGTTGACTTCACCCCAGAACTCGTTGAGGTCGGTACCATCCGCGGCACGGATGATGTCGGCTCGCTCGTTGTACCCGTTCTCGCGGCCAAAGACCTCGAGCGACTGGGGCGAGTCATCCATGAGCCACTGGATGAGCCCCTCAGGACTGATCGTCTGCATGGTTTCCTCTCCTTATGGTGCGGGTACGGGGACCAGGTTGGCCCCGAGTCGGATGATGAGGTGGCCAGCCTCTACGGTAAAGCCAACGGGGATACTATCCTGGTCGTCAGCGACGCTGAGGTCACCCGCAGCATCGACGTAGATACGAGAGCCAGCAGGGAAGTTAGTCTCATTGAGGTTGACAATGTCACCACTCGTCATGATGTCGACTACGTCGCCTGCCTTGGCACCAACTGGTGCGAAAGCGTTGGCGGCTCCCCCTACTGAGGTGTCCCACTGGTATGCGGGGCCTCGCGCCACGTTCTTGACCAGGATACCAACCAGGCCGGACTGACCTGCGGTACCAACGACCACTCGGCCATTAGTGTCTAGCGAGACACCAACGGGGCCGATCGCTCCATCCGTGAGGCTAAGGTCAGCAGCAAGCCGAGCCCGGAAACCCCCCGCGATGGGGTCGTACTTATCATAAGCTGCTCGAGCCATGATTTCCTACCCTTTCTTAGGTGTGGATTGATAATTACAACGAGGGATAAAGTTCCCGAAGAGCTTCCTCTTCGTTAACCTTCTTCTTACCCTTACCTCCGAACGGGCTACCCGAGGGCTTTCCGTCGTCAGTTCCGGTGGAGAGGTAGTGGGGCTTCTTGGTGGCAAGAGCCTTTACTGCTGCCTTGACGGTATCCATGTCGATGTCGATGTCCGTGGGGTCCTCGTCATCCTGATCGGCAATAATCAGGCCTCGGTCCACACCCGAGATCGCATCGTCCGGATCGAGAAACTTCAACTCCTGAGCTGCCCGAGTGATAGCCGCGTTAATGTCGCGCTGCAGCAGGCCGGCGGCCAGCTTCTCAGCCCGAGCATTTGCCTCACGCTCGCGGTTCTGGGCAGTCTCAATCGTAGTCTTTTCCTCGCTGTCTTCGGTTGCCTTCGCAGCCTTCAGTCGCCGGTTCTCACGATCCAGCTTCTTGTTGTTGCGTCGCTCAGCAGCCAGAGCCTTAAGGAGCTTGGCCTTGTCGTCTTCCTTCGACTGGTTCTCGTCATCAGCCGAGTCATCCGAGCCTTCGGCGTCATCGTCGCCCTGGTTCTCGTCGTTCTCGTCGTCCGAGCCTTCGTCGTCGTTAGAGTCGCCATCCTCCTCAGCACCCAGGATCACCCCAGGCCAGAGGCTCCAGAACTCCTCGTCCATTTTCTTTCTCCCTCTTACGCGTCACGCGTTCTTTGGTTTCCAATGCCTCACGCATTGCCTTGGTTTGCTTCCGTACCCCCACTTTCGTTGGGGCGGTTGCGGTTGTTACTACGATTCCCGGAGGAAGGTAGTGTATTACCGTTGGTAGATGAATCATCCCCATCGGAATTCTTCTGCTGTTGCTGGGCTGCTAGAATCATATTCTGCATCTGAAGTTCAAATGCATCCTGTGATTCCTTCTGAAGCTGTTCCTCCATGTCTTCGGGGAACTCGTAGCCCAGTTTCTCCATCTCATCCCGGTAGTACTGACCCGTGATGATCTTTCGATCACGCATGTTATTGAGTTCGTTGATCCGCGCAGTGCGATCCATCGGGAGCTTATCCCCGATTACAGGAACTATATCACCAGACAGCGGTTGGCGCTCGAAGACCTCATGCCACGTCTTCCAGTCGTAGAATAAATGAGTCAGTTTATCCAACCCCGATTGGTCTCGGCTTTCCATTCGAGCCAGTGTCGGCAGGAATCGGATAGCCAGAGCAATACCTGACGCAGCCACGTTTGCTTCAACTCGACCCAGTGCTACATCCGAAAGGCCCAAGGCATAGTTAATGGAAGACTCCAGGTACTTGATCTGGTCCATGGCTGGGGTAATCGATCCCACACCATCCACTCGGCGGAAGTAGGCTCCAGAGGGAACCTCCATTACCTTGCCAGGGGCAACTTCCCACTCAGTCTCGACATACTCACCAGCCTGGTTCTGTGCCACTGGTCGACCACCATCAGTAGCATAGACACCCAGACCCTCGAGTGAGAGGGACCCCGTTACATCCGTACTAGACTGAGAGATAACCTCCGTGAGTCGCTCAATGCCTCGGAGCTCAGAGCTACCATAGTCATCACCACTCCAGTTCTGATTCTTGAACCAGTAGATGGGAATGGCAGTGATGCGAGCATCCAGAAGACCATAGGGGATGATAGTCCTAACCCTCTTGACCTTGGTGCCATCTGTGAACCCGAAGAGGGAACTATCCTCGATGACGAAGATCGCTTCCTCCCGGCTGATCCGCCTCTGGCCGTTCTCTTCGACAATACGATAGGTGAGCCTACGGAGTCGGGTCTTCTGCTCAGGGTCCTGATCCTTCGGGAGGGTATAGGGAGTCGCCAGGTGACAACCCACCATCTTCCCAGGCAGATCCTCATCCCAGATTGGGAAGACATTGTGAGGCTCTACCGCAGTTAGAGAAATACGACGACCCGATGGCTTGCTGGGGTCGGCAGTCATGTGGAAGATGAAATCCCCTCGAGTAACACCCGAGATCTTTGCTTCGTTAAACCGTGAGTAGAAGAGCTCCCTCTTCAAGAAATCATTGAGGACCTTGTCCGTAGTGGGGTCAGCGCATGAGATCTCGAGTCCCTTGAGCATGAAGTGAGCTGTAGTGTTGACTACTGTACGAGCGTTGGGGATATAGACTGGGTTCTCATCCTCGAGTACCCGCAGAGCAAACTGTCGAGGGTCATTCCAGTACATCTCGTCATACTTAATATACGACGCGATACGGTCCCGGTCATCCTCGGGCATCCAAGTCATAGCAGCAAGGGTCTCGCTCCGGTATGGCTTGGTTGTAGACCACTGGTTTGTTTCCATTATGCTGCTCGCTTTCTCATGCCGATGCTCCCTTGTCGGCTGCCGATACCCTGGTCAGCATTCTTGTTCTCGAGATGACCCTTGAAGTATCGACTCAGTGCTTCTGGTCCGTGGTTATGCTCATCCATGGGGTTCTCACTTGCATTCTTACCATCGCCTCGACTCTCAGGCCAACGGTAACCCTCCCTCATCTCCCAGATCAGAGTGGTACATGATTTGTCAACCATTAGCCCGGGAAGCCGCTCAGGGTGGTCTTCGGGCAGATGAGCAGGCTTGGTCTTCAGCGCTCGACGAATCATACGCATACGGGGGTTAATCTCGCCACCAGTATTATTCCTCGTCCCCACACCCAAGTGGCGAGTGAGGATCTTAGCATCATCGGGCGAAGAGGGGTCTACATAAATCGAGAGGAGGTTACTCATCAGGGGGTCATGCTTCATCTCACGAGCAATATCTTCAGTATCGCGCTCGAGGAATCGCTCCTCGCCGATGATGTATGTCCTATCGTTCAGGTGGTCATACTGGATCCAGAGCCATACCCAGTCGTTACGATAGCCATAGTCAACTGCTGCGAAGAGGGGGAGATCTCGTCGGTAGGTAAGGTCTTTAACATGGAGATCGTCGTCCCACTCTTTCATCACGCGACCGCGCTTGAGAACGAACTTGCCCCCATACTGACGATCGAACTCATCAGATGTCAGGTCGGCTTCCGCTTCAATAATCTCGGGGTCATTGCGACCACCTGGGAAAACATGAGTATTAGTCCAACTGGGCAGCTGCCAAGAGTTCCACTGCGAGAAGTTTGGGTCCTGCCCCCGGTGATAACCCCAGTAGAGCAGGTTGGTATCTGAGACATCCTCAGGCACCCCAGACATGATTGAGAAACCTCGCTTGTCCGATAGCGCTGGTCGGACATACTCTGTAAAGGTTCGCTTCAGGTGTCGACCAGCCTCGGCCAGTAGCACGAAGTCGAGACCCTCACCAACCAGGCTATCAGGGTGCTGAGCAGATCGGCATTCAATCACCCAACCCCAGTTGGTCTCGATCTTCATGTTACCATTCTCTACGTTCTTGATGAACTTGTTAGAAACGGTGTCGATCCCCAGCGCCTTAAACGTATTGTAGATGACGCGGAACTCCTTCTCAGCGTCACCATAGTTGGGCCCAATGATCCATCCGCGCATAGGCTCGCCCAAATAATTACGGAGGAATGCAGTAGTTTCAAGCTCTTTACCCCCGAAGATGGACTTGCCCCAGCGTCGACCATTGCAGAGCACCCGGTGGCGAGTACTGTCGTAGTGAACTAGTGACTGCCCCGGGTGTGGAGTATACTGGGTTTCTTCGAAGTACTTATCCTTACGGAGAACACGACCAGCCGGCAGCAGGGGGCTAGTCTGTGCCATTATCTGAACTCCTCGTGATTCATCATGTCGAAGATATGAGGCGATTGTAGAGAACCTCAAGGCCTCGTAGGGTTATGCTATATGATCACGCGTCGACGCGCAACCAAATTAGGGTTCAATCAAAAGCCAACCAGCAGGGTAGTCAGTTGGCGACCAGGTGTTGCCATCGATCTGGGACTCATAGTCGGCACCATCGAAGCTAACTCGATCCCCAGTGTTGTAGGCATCATGAGCTCCAGTCGGCTGAATCCACTCGGGGTACCCATCCTCTTCGGGTACTTCTTCACGCCAGCCGCTAACGCCGGGCTCCCAAACGTTGCCATCGATTAGCGATACCCAAGTCTTACTCTCATGTTCTGTGACCCAGTTCTTGGGGTAAGCATCGTGTGCTCCAGTAGGCTGTCGCCATTCCTGGCCAGGTTCCACACCCTCCGCCCAGGGGTAAGCTAGGTTTGTCTCTACAGCCTGGAGGGGTGCGTTAGCCAGGATCTTGCGTCGTTCATGCTCGGCCTGAACATTGGCTTTGTGTTCGTAGAACTCTTCATCTGTGAGTGTTGACAGGTCCATTGCCTTTTCCTTACTCACTAGGCCGAGGTGTCTCACGATAGCGCTGACTCTCTGTTCGGCGCAGTTGGCGTTGTCCGTTTATCGCTTCTCTGCTCTGCTTGGGCACTTCATCTGGGTCAAAATAACCATTGCCCTGCCAGAAGCCGGGATCGACCTTGGCTCGACTATCTTCTTCCTGACCAGTAATGTAGCCCAGGCGGAGTTTATCTGACGCAGTGAGTGCGTCCGCCCCCTTAGGAAAGACGGTGTTGGGCATCAGGCCCCCACCCTCGTATTCCGACCGTCTGTCCATCTTCATCCTCCTGGGCTACATTGGTTTACTGGCCGCTTCCGCCCTTAACAGAGGGTCGAACCGACGTCTGGTCCTTGAGGTCTGGTGCAACGTCTTTCCAGAACCCCTTGTAGGCGGTAATAGTCACGACGAACGCGAGCAAGATACCAGTTATGATCCCCACACCAGTGAAGGCTCCGGAGAAGAACGCGCTCACTATGCCGATGACTGCAGCTGTGAGGAAGGCGACGATGGACTGAATGCGCTTGCTCCAGCCGGACTGGATGATGAGATCGAGTACCACCGGCGCGAAGAACGCTACGATGGTCGTCCAGAGTGCGAGATTAGTCATCTCTTCGGGAATTTCAATTGGCATGTTGTTACTCCTTAGGCGGACTTTCTACAGTCCGAATCGAATTGGTCCCCACCTTAATGATAGGCCATGGACCTGGGTCTCCCCCAGCAGAAATGATCTGCACTCGTAGGCGAGCGGCTTCTTCCTGCCACTTACGTCGAAGTTCAGCTTCCTTGTCGGCTCGGGCTTCAGCAGCGCGTTCGCCAGCTTCAGCTTCGGCCTGCTTCTCGAGGGCATGGTCTCTCTGGGCTATAATATCGGATCGTCGTCGATCCTCTTTGCCGGAGACCCCTTTTCGAGCAAGGGAAATAACCCCCGCTATCTCCCTAGCAGCGGCTCCCAACCCCCCGGCCCCTACAACAGATACGAGTAAGGCTACCCAGTTAAACTCAGTCGCCATGGTCCCCTCACTCATGTCTGTGTACGAAGTTTTGTGTCCTCCTCCGCAAGGCCTCAGCAACCCGAGAACGTAGGTCTGGAGGGTCAGGATCAGATGCGAAGATCTGTAGCTCTGCCCACCTTCTCACGGTCCAAGCCAGCGCAACTAGTACTAGTGTAGTGGCTACTGCAGCAGTTATCGAGGTAAAGGAGAACTTAGCAATGAGGATGAGGAAGATAAGAACCCCCGTAAAAGCAACTACCGTTGCGGGGACTTCTACCATCCAATACCTTGTTAGTCTCCCCAGTAAGCCTACGCTGCCACCTACTAAGAGCAAGGTAGCCCAAACATAGATTAACCACTCAGAACCAGCAAGCTCTTCGAGCACGAGGTTGGGAGTACCAATTGCAGCATAAACCCCTGCCATACATACGGCTACATAGACTACCAAGTCAATGATCCGGATGGTTTGCTCGAAGAGTCTCCGTCGTTCTGGGGGTATGGGGAATTTGTCCATCATGTGATCGGTGCCTCCCAGGCCGCTGCCCAAGTTCGGGCATCAATACCTCCAGTAGCGGGCAAGCCCTTTTCCCGCTGGAAGGCTCGGGCAACCTTGCCCGTTTGAGAGTTCACTATGACCCGCTCTTTGGTATAGGAGGCACGGCCATCAGCGGTGATTGTCCACCCTCGGTCCTTAAGTCGCTGTTGGAAGCGTCGGACGTGTTCACTGCCGCCATGGTGGCCAGAGATAGATTCATCGCCCAGGCCCTCAGGACCAATGAACTGGTAGTTATGGAACGGCCAGGGAGGTGCGGGCTCTGGTTCAATATCAGGCTTGGGGTCCGATTCCAGTCGAGACCAAGTGACCGATCCAACGATGCCATCCTTGACGATCTTCTGATCGCCCTGGAACTCCATGATCCATTTGATAGTCTCGTCGCCCATCTTGCCGTCGGCACCCCACTTCGGGAGAGCCTTCGGGTTGTGAGCGAGGATACGGTCCTGGACATTCTTGACTGTAACACCTCGAACTGTGATGTCACCCGGCTTGAAGTTGTGTCCTCCGCCACCCGAGCCACCACCATCGGGGAGATCTCCACCAACCAGCCCGCCAGCCTTCACGAAGCTTCGGAGGGCATCGCCAGGGCATGAGGTGGCATTGAAGTCGCTGTGAACACCCTGGCCTAGTACCCGACCCGCGTACTTATTGGCCAGTGCGTAGGCTTCCTTCAGTCCCCGCTTGGCGGCATCTGTAAGGTTACCCGGGCCGCCAATAACGATGATGCTAATCGTCTTGGTATTGCGTCCGCCGACTGCGGCACCGATGCGCTGAAGACCTCGACCCTCGTAGACGTTGCCCGTGATCGGCCCGACCGCGAGATTGTACGGGAAGCCACCCCGGTTAGGGAAGCGTTTCTGGTTGTTGTGCCAGTTGTGGTACGCCTTGAGAAGAACTATTTCATCTTCAGCATTCTTCGGATTACGACCGCCATCCCAGTGAACCGCAACATCAGTACGGTTGGCTGGAGAAGTCGTAAGCAAGGCATTAGCTCGGAGTGGGGGAGCACCCCATTGTGTACGAGTAAGGTATGCCATGATCATGTGCCTTAGTGTTAGATTGGGAAGATTGACCCTCTTCGCGCTAACTCTATCACATGATTAGAGACGATTAATACCAGGTAGGAACCAAGACCCCTTTGACGTAGGCTACTACTAGGTGATATTTCAGCGGAGTCTTGTGTCGCATATCTTCCCGACTAGGTCCCACACCACCATTAGGGTGAGAGTGCCAAAGCACGATCCGCTCTACCAACTCGGGTGTAGGGACAGTCCATAGGTCATGTCTACTTAGTACTTTGTGGATGTCTGTTAGTCGGAACTCAAAGGTACTATCCCCCTGGGCATAGTTGTGTAGAACTTCAATATCTCTACCATCTACAATCAGACCGCCCACCTCTCGAGGGAGGTTAGCTTCCACCACTTGAAGCAGCTCCTCTTCGAGCTTGCCTTCCAGGGTAAACATTAGCCCTCCCCAAAGAAGATCCGCACTACATCCTTGGCGTCAATGACCTGCTTCTCAGCCAGAATCTCCACCAGAGTAGCAAAGGGCTTCTCCAGCTGAGGCTTATCCTCTCGATGCTGAGGCGCCTGCTGACGAGGGGCTGGAGGCTCTTTCACCGGGATAAGCTGGTCAGTCAGTGTGAAAACATGGAGCTTGTCGCCATGTTGATCTCGCTTAGTACTGCATACGCCGCACTCATCATCCGGGCTGATCTCATTCTCCGCCACTACCCTCATCCTCATCTACTAGTTCGGCAAGTTCCATAGTAAGACCGGGCATGTGACCCGGCATATAACCGGCGTCGGTGGGGTTAACCATAACAGCCCCGAGGATACCCTGGAGCTTGACTGAAACATCCGACTCGATTTTCTGGGTGGGCTTACCTACGATGTGCTCGATCAAGAACTTAGCAGCATCGAGCTTCGTCCCTGCCGCTACAACTGGCCGACCCCGGTTATCTGTTTCCTCATCATTGAGGATCTTCTTCACCAGTTCGATTGCATCTACTGTAGCCACCCTCATACCAGTTCGGACGATCGATGTGAACCTGTCCATCGCCTCCTCGTGGACTTCAGGTGTAATATATGCCGGCTTGTGACCGCTGAAGGTACCATCCTTGTTCCGAGGTCGCCCTCGAGCAAGCTCCTCGTTATCCCACTCACGCAGGGGCTTATTATAGATGATCGCCGCTTCCGCCTCAGACAGAGTAGCCTTTTTGACGTAGTTATCCATTGCCCGCTTACGGCGACGATTGATCTGCTGACGGTTAAGGGAGAACCCCTCTGGCGACAGCGGTGTGGGATCCTCATCCTGCCAGTTGCCCGTGGCGTGTTGGATCTTATCCTTCGACCGTCGGAAGTCCACTATCCGAAGCGTCGCCTGAGGATCCGCCAGCGAGCTTGCGTTTAATTCGGCCAATTCTGACTGGAGTACCCGATGCCGTACTCGACCAGAGGGCATCACCAGGTTTCGGTTGTGGGGTTCCTTGGTGTTCATATCGCTGCTTAACCTTCGACTTAGGTATGTCAGGGTAGGGGTCAGACCGGTTCTGCATCTTCATCCGACTCTGGGTAGTACCCATCATCTGAAGCAATTGTGACCGTGTTTCGCGGAGTTCATCCAGGAACTTGACTCCACACCAAGCCTGGAAAGCCGCCATCGCCAGGATGACCCAGAGTAGGAACTGTTCCATTATGTCCTCCTGGCTTAACCCTATCACAGCTCGATCTGAGCGGCAAGGAATGCCCCCATTATTCAGCTGATAAATCACCCGATAATTGAGTCATGGCGATTTGTAGGCGACCCCAATTATCGCTGGGATCGTTCCTCGCGTGATCGCATCATGCGCCGCCCGACTGGCACATAACCCTCTGCCTCCATTTGGCATTCCGATGCCTCCTTAGCCAAGTCATCAATGGCTAGAGCCAATGTGGGCCAAAGCGCCCGGAGTCGAATCTTCTGGACAGCATGGTATTCAGGGTTAATGCCAGGCTGGTTCCAGGCGTCAATTACATTCTGTACTTGCTCGTCCATCACCCATACCTCAATTCGTGGAACATTGCATACTGAAGGATGGTATCTACATCTTGAGCGCAGCCCAGGGCGATGTCATCCTCCACCATTGCCTCCAGGCAGCAGAGGGCCTGAGGTGCTTGGTCTTGAGCCTCGTAGTACCCGGCTATGATGATTGAGAAGCTGAGCCTCTTGACCCCATCATCTTCGGTGTGGAGCTCAAGCAAGCCACCCTCGAGATCAGTGACTGAGCACTTGATCCAGGGAGACTGGTCTCGGTAGGTGTTAGCCATGAGGTCAGCTACGCTCTCATAGGGGATGTTCTCGATCTCCAGTAGCTTACGAGCTACTCGGACGACACGCTCAGCGCTATCTCGAGTTGTCTTGACTTCGAGGGTATCATCGTCTGAGATGTAAATTGCCACTTCATGCCTCCATAGGTTCGGTTACGACGATAGAACTCAGCTTCATAGGACTGAAGGTAGTCTTGGAACCCCTCGTACCAACTGTTCATAATCAGTCACCCCCATTTAGGGCCTCCTTAACTACCGCCTCGATTGACATGCGTAACTGGTCGTCTATGCTTTGAGGGTTTAGCCCCAACCGAGCATACTCCCGTTTAAAGGTATCAGTTGCCCGATCCACTAGCTCGTCGGTGACCTCGACCATGGCAGGAGCGGCGGGTGCCACCATCTTCATGGCTTCCCGCATCTGTGAGCCGCCACGACGGGAACAGTCGAGGCTATGCACGGCAGGCTCATCACTGCCACACTCACCGCACGCCTTCCGGTCGGCGGGTGGTTCAGCTTGTTTACGATATGGATTCTTGGGCTTCTGAGGGGGGTCAGTCATCAACATAACTCCAGAAGCCGTAAACCCCCTATCCCAAGCTTGAGCCATCTGCTTATTGATCCAGGCCCGAACCCTCAGCACCCCATTCGGGTTGTAGCCGGGGCAGTCGCAGGGGTTAAACCCCGCTATACCTTGGATACACCAAGTCTCGGTACGAGATGGGTGATGCATCACTTCTTCATGCCCACACCAGGTGCATAGCGGTAGCGGCTTCCTAGCCATCACCAGGCCCAGTTCTCTCTTCTGTTCTCATGTTTAACCTCCTCTAGTCGTCGAGCTATGTCTTCATCAGTCAGCCAGTAGCCGTCGTCCTTAGTAGGCGATGTTGTAAGCCCGTGGTGACTATGTATCACCCTATGGCCCTCACCCAGATCGCACCGAACCCACTGACGAGTTCCCCCCGGGCTAACCCTCATCCGCTGCCAGATGTACCGGCACCGACTATCACGATTACCATACTGACACTGGATACAACGGGTATGACCCTTGAGTTCAATTGGCTGACCGCAGGTAGAGCAGCGGGGGGTCTTCCTCGAGAACCAACTCATTTCTTACCTCTCAGAAACGTCAGCTGATCTCTCTTGACCCATGTCTGACTGTCATCGGTGTCGATGATCAAGAACCGCCCCTCATCATACCCTGCTACCCGTACCTTACGGCGGCGGTAGAGGGCATAGCGCGGGATTTTCGTGCCTTCGATCATGCTTCAATTATATCGATCTGTGGTACCTATGTCAACAGTTCAGAGTCCCAATTTTGACGTACGTCACGGGGCGACTCGACCCTTGGTAATAAATGCCCCATGAGTAAGCGGCATCTGCAGCGAGAACATATGCTCCATCTTCTCAGCTACCATCTCAATCTCGCGCTGAGGGTAAGATTCAAACCAAGCCCCCTCGTCCCTAGTAGCCTTGACCCGCAAGCTCAGGAAGTTCATCAGCGCCCGCGCGTTCAACGTCACATAAGCAGAGCTGTAAATGTTCAGCGGCAGATGCATACGCGCGACCTCGCGAGCCACGCCCTGCTTCAGCAAGAACATATACCCATCATACGCGAGCATGTTAGAGTTCTTCTGAATCCGCTCAATGTCCTCGTGCTGGTCAGTGGTACCAGCCTTGAAGTTATAGTGACCAGCCTTACCCTCCTGGATAATATTCCGATCCCTACTCGGTATGTAGAAAGTAGGCTCAAGCTGCTTGTATCGGCCACTCTCCTCGTTGTAGCTCGCAATCCTATGGCGCATAAACTCCCTCCACACGAAGATGGGTGCTTCAATGTAGAAGGTAAAGACACTGTGCTCAAACGGGGAGCCATGCCGGTTGGCCATCAAATAATTAATGAGCCCCCGTACCTCACTCGTGTCATACCGAGACCCGCCACCCTGGGTACTCACCCGAGCAGCCATAGCTACCTGAGCATCACTCGCTTGGTTCGTGTGGAGTAGCTCTACTGTTACGTCACTCCGCCAACGATGTTTAATCACGCATCTCTCCTTTAGATTGGGCGCGATACTGCTGTACAGACAACGGCATCTCACCATCGTCCCTTGCTGCCCCTTTTGTTCCGTGCTTCTCACAAGGTCTCTCTCCCGCCCATCCATGATTCCGGCAGTACGGGTCCGTGTTGTTAAAGCCATCTGTGCTACCAAAGCACGTGCAACAGAAACAAGCGGTCCGTTCCAGCTCCTGCCACTCGGTCTCATAGACTACCCGCTCGTACACCCCCTCGACAGTAATCTTCCGCTCAACCCGCTTCGTGAACTCCCCAGTAACGCCCATAACAGAATCGGCGATGTATAGGGTATCATCATCCCTCCTTACCACGGGTAACTTACGGGTCATCTCCTCGATCTCGCTCATAGCAGTCCAAACATTTTCATTATCAGCCAGAGTATCAGTATGTTAACCAGGTAGAACCCCGCCATATACAACACCCAGCCCAACAGTCGGTCAAGATACATCTACTCTACCATGCCCTCATTTTCGCCGGCAATACCCGCAAGCTTATATAATGCTGGGTTCTTCAGCAGCCGCCTAGCAGCCTCCAGGTCATACTTATTAGCCACCACGCCTGGCTGGCCTTCGTATGATATTGCCAGCAGCGAAGCAAGCGTCCGCTCCCGGGCATTAAACCCCTCAGCGTCTTTCAAGCTAAGTCCCATTCCATGCTCCCATAAGTGTCGAATACGCCGATGCTCGTGAACAGTCTCACCATCCCGAAGATCGGCTCCTTACCCTTTACTATAGCATACCCCAAATAAGGGTGTTTGATCCTCATGCCCGGCTCTAGCTCGTCAACAGCGAGTCGCATCGCTCACACCTAATATTCGCCGTCTTCACTTCATCTCGCCAGATCAAGTTCTCATGGACCCAGAACTGATTCGAGCTATAAGTGTACCCGCACAGCGCCGTAACCCGCTTAATGTACGTCGTATAAGTGTCCCTCACCAAGTTCACGTATCCCACACCAATCAGCGTGTGCCACCGAGCCCCGCCATAGTGCCGCTTGACCCGGAACATCCTCTTCACCCCATCCGGTACTGGGGGTAGTATGAGTGAGCCGCTAGGGGAGTAATGAAGAGTAAGTTCCGAAACCATCGACTGGGTAGAATTGGGACCAGTAGTCATCGTGGGAGCAGGAGCAACATTAGGGCTCTGATAGCCCATCCAGGGGAGGGGCGGAAGGTCGGGCGGAAGGTCGGGCGGGGTGTTTGTTATCATAGCTCTAGCAACTCTCGATATCGCTGAAGTTCAGCAGGGTCTGTGATAGGTACTCGGACGTAATCGGTGGGCTTCCAGTTATAGGAGCTGGCCAGGTGGTGGAAGATCGGGGTCGATGAGCGGGTGTCGGAAGAGAGGTTCTGCCAGGAGCTTTCGACCACGAAGCATTTAGTAGGTTGGGGGGTCGGGTTGTCCGGTGTGGGAGCTGGGTCTAGGTCTGCGTAATGCGGCAGCTCGACGAGCGTTAGTTCGAGGAAAGGCTCGGGGTAGGGAAAGGGCGGGAGAGGCTCGGACTCTGGGAAGGGGTCCAGGCTGGGCGGCTGTTCTGGCGGGGGCGATGGGTAGCTTGAGCTAGGGCTTGATTTGATCATGGGTCAATGCTATCAACCATGTGAGCTGGTGTCAACGGGTGGCTGTCTGGGGCTTACGCATACGATCCGTGAGGCACACGTGGTAGGGACTTTGGGAGAGAGAGCACAGTCCGCACGTACTATGGTCTCAATAAGGCCATACCACATATTTCAATTTTTTGCAAGGGGGGGTTCATACAAATTTGAATCGAAATATTTGTAATCAAATTGGCCGATTTGATTTGATTTATAATCGATTCATGCTAAACTGGATTCAGTTCGAAAGGAGGAAAAAGCGAAAGATTTTCGCATTATTTGTCGCGCGCAAATCGCGCATTTCATTTTCATTTTTGAGAGGTTGTGAATTGAATGTCTAAGGCTGAAAAGCGTTATTCGATCAATGAAATTAGTGAATTGATCGATGTTTCCCCTCGCACGATTCGTAAAGTGTTGCGAAAGAATGTGCCAATTGAAAATCAGCCCGGTCGGGGATCGCGTTGGGTAATTCGTGAATCGTCCATCGAGTCGCTGAAGGACATGATCAACGCATTCAATGCGGGGAACACTACCGAATTCTAATTCGGTAATGTATAGGGGATATAGGCTATTTCGATTAGTCTATATCCCCTATTTCATGCCGCGCGCACCAATTGGGAATTGAATATAGGCTAATTCGAATATCCCCTATCAATGGGGAATTAGCTATCGTCTAATTCGAATATCCCCTAATTCAATTGGGAATTGGAATAGGCTAATTCGGTTTATATCCCCTAATTCGAATTCGTAGTATATAGATTCGAAATATTCCGATTTTCGAATGTTCGAAATTCGAACATTTGTTTCGAACATATATTCGAATCAGATCGTATATGATCCGTCGAAATTCGAACATTTGTTCGATCGAATAAAAATTCGAAATATGCCGATGCAGGCATGAATAGAATAAATAGGAGCGCGGAGAACGGGCTTGTTTTTTGACCACGGAACGGACGGAGTGGCCGGAACGGAAGTTAGCTTTGTTCCCGTTCCCCCACTTTCTTCTTGCTATCCTCTTGCTTTCTTCTGACTTTCTTCTTGCTATCCTCTTACTTTCTAAGGAGGGAATGGATGGAACTTTGGATCGCTCCCTGGGAATGCCGAGAATTGATCATGCATATCGACCCATCAGGGCATTCTGGCAATTCCTGGGATCATTCCAGCCGCCTTAGGGATCATTCCCCCATCGATCAATCAGCGCATATCGGGCGACGGAAACTAAAGCCTTCGGCTGTTTAACGGAAGCTCTGGAATCTTACCATAGTCCCGTCCGTCCGTTCCGTCCGTTCCTTAGGATCCGTCCCGTCCGTCCCGTCCAACTATAGAAAAGCTTCCCGTCCGTCCCGTCCGTCCACGTGTTTGGTAAGGAAGCTTAGAGAGCCACGAGAAACCATGGACGGGAATAAATAGGGAGAAAAAGAACTGACTTGTTTTATGACTCCTACAACGTCTCCAAAACTCTCGAAAACTTCGAGCGCTCCCTCAAGCCCTCCCTCTGGCCCCAACTGAGTCCCACACCCAGCCTGAAGCCCGATCCTCGGTCAACTAGAGAGCCGTCCCGTACATCCCGTTCCTCTTTGCCAAACGCCATGAAGCCCGTCGTAAGACGGGCCTCATAGTTAGTTGCGGATCAAGCCGAGAAGCTCTCGTCGCTTGTAGATGCGTTGCTCGAGTCGGTATCGGAAGCCAACCCCGGATTCGTCATTGGCGTCCTCCCGGAGTTCATCGCGAAGTCGGGAGATGTAGGAGGGCGAGCGATCAGCGCGTTCGGTAGCTCCCTCGAGAACCCCTCGGTGCATCATCAGAAGCGAATAGAGGTCAAAGGCAACTTCGGTCATGTCGGCACCGGCATCGTCGCGTTCCATTGCCCAGTCGATGATGTTGCTGTCGAGTTGGTCGCAGAGGTTGCGTTCCTTGCCAAAGAAGGAATGGTCGCTCCAGTTGTTGATTTGTTCGTGGGTGTATGTTTCAGTAGTCATTCGTTCGGCTCCTTTCAGCCTGTAGTGTGGGGCCCGGCCCCGAATAGAGTTGGGGAATCTCCCCCTCAACCCTCGATCTCATCCCACCAATCGGCCTCTATCTCATACCCATCGTGATCGACATACGTGATCTGACCATCGATCACATAGAAACTCCAACCCTTGCCATTGCCTCTCAACTCAGCATCCCAGTAGCAGTTGTCCGAGTCTTCTGTAACGCAAGGCTCCAATCCATACCATTCATCATTCTCCACACCCCCCGCATGCCATCCTGCCGCTCCGAGCGCGACTGCTCCAATCATTGCCAGACCCACCAGCGTTTTCTTCATCTCAGCTCCTCCGACCCTGGAAATACCCCTCGCATCCAACCGCGATGCTCCAGATACCCTTTTCAACATCGATCACGAGTCCGTGATTCGTCCGGTCTGCGTCAAACCGATTCTCGAAAAACTTGTCGCAATCCTCGCAACCGTGAATCTGCGTCTCTTCCAGGTTTTCCAACGCCTCCTTGGCGTGGATTACCGTGTTCTCGTTGATCATCATTTCCCTTGCTCCTGTCTTCCCAGCGTCTCGATCATTTGATCGATATAACTATCATATAACACCCCCATAACCGGGTCAACTCCCGGGAATATGATGTTACGGAATCTCCAGGGCCGTCCCGTCCAGCCGTTCCTTCCCGTCCCTCCTGCGAGCGCCACTAACGTCCCGTTCTTCCGTAAGCCCCCAGCATCTCGCCACATCCCGTAGACTCCCGTATACTCCCGTTGCTCCCGTTCCAATAAATGAGAAACAAACGAGCTTTCTTGTTTTACGGGTACGAGTCATTTATCACACTCAAAGTCTTGGCAATTTCTAGGCGTCTCTGAGCCTTCCCTACGGCATCCCTGATCACGCAATCATCGCGTCGACCTCACTCGTCGACCTCTAATTAGATTCCCGTCCCGTCCAGCCCTACGGTCCCCCAGTCTAGAGAGGCTTCCCGTCCGTCTCTTAGCTCCCGTCCCTCCGTCCCCTACACACCAAGAAGCCAGAGGTCGCCGTTGACCCCTGACCCT